ATACTGGTCAGCCTTTTCCATGGTTTGAATCAACATATAGGGCAGTTGAAGCAGAAGCGGGTAGTATAGACACATGGTGGTTTAATGCGAACCTACAGGGCGAAGGCACAGGTTGGCATAGTCACAGTCAGTGGGCACGAGTAGGTGTGCTGTATGTACAAGTTCCCGCGGGTCTTATAGAGTTTAAGCAGGGCGAAGCATACTGGACAGAATCACCCCAAGCAGGAGATTTACTAGTATTTCCCGGGGCATTAGAGCATAGAGTAAGGCCCAACACTAGCGAGCAGGTTAGAATCAGCGTGGCGTTCAACTTTAAACGGTAAATACTCACAGAGGATATAATAATGGCCGCAAACGGAATATCAACACTATCAACTAAACAGTTAAAGCAAGAAGCCAAGCTAGGCATCGCACAAACAAGACGACAAGCAGCAGGCGATACTACTGCGCCATACTATAGAGAAAATAACACCTACGATATAGATAATCTGCCTACTAAGTATTCTGGAAATACATTAGTGAATAATTCTAATCCAGGTGGATTATTGCAAGGGCGTCCATGGATTAACGTTGCAGCTATTACATTTACATCTGGAGTTTATCATCGCACAGTAACTGGCACAACAAATGCTAATGGCTATTTTGGTACTGATTTTACTCCGGCTAACGATGATCTAACATTTTTCGATACCTATGCTGCTACTTCTCAAGGTGTCTATACAAGTTTAAACTTATCCAGCCTACCAGAATATACCAGCATTATGCTGACAGGATACTTCTTAGCACCTACTACAGATACCTATACATTCTACACCAGCACCGACGATGCTAGTTATATGTGGATAGGCCCGGATGCTATTACAGGATATACTCATACTAATGCCGTTGTAAAGAACGGCGGTCTTCACGGTGTTACAGAAGTGAGCGGGACTATAGCAATGACAGCGAACATCTACTATCCTTTCCGTGTTATGTTTGGTAACCTAACAGGACCAGGCACAATGACGGTTAGTTGGGCAAGTAGTACACAATCTAAAACATCAAACTGGTCTGGTAAACTGTTCTACAACTCAGCCACTAACGGATTCTAAATGTACAGAAAATATATCAACATTGTAGAAGCAGCAAACAAAGGCTGTCCTATTGCCACACACGATCTAGAAGTAAATGTCAAGAATAGACAAACAGCTATAGACAAACACCACTACGGTCCTGCCAATCCTGATGAGCCTGGCAACTATTGGAAAGACGCAGCCAAGCAGTGGGATATAAACGAAAAGACTGCCAAGACAATGACCTGTGGTAATTGTGCGGCATTCAACATCACCGATGCAATGTACAAGTGCATACACGACGGAATGGGCGCAGAGGCATACGAAGCAGAGAAAACTCGCGAAGCAGCTGATCTAGGCTACTGTACTCTACTACACTTTAAATGTGCTGGAACCCGTAGCTGTCAACTTTGGATCACTGGCGGACCTATTGTAAAGTAATATGATTACGCTATCCGATAATCAGTTTGATGCAAATGGTTATTGGGACCAGCCCATAGAGAAACTGCTGTACCAACCCACCATAGATGATCTTGATCTATTTGACCAGAACGGATACGACCTCACTCCCTTAGAACAACATTTTGCCTACGGCAACAGAGCTAAACCTAAAAAGCACAGAGAACATCTACGAGCCCTTAAACAGGATTGGTTTATGCAACAGCCTACCACAGAAGGCTCACATCTTAATCATAGCCTACTGTTTGAACGCAAAGGCTACACAGGTGCTGCACTAGAAGAATTGGAATACTGGGCTCGTACACTGCCTTTGGTCAACAAGGTGATAGCACTACGTCCTAAATGGGGCTTGGACTTTTCTATGGACTATGCTGACCGTGCGGGCAATGTCTTTGAAGTACTACACTGGGAATGGGACAGCTTTGTCTACGAAGAAACAGAATATATTCGCAAAATTGTAGAACCTGTGTTGCTGGCCATAGACTGGCGTGATGCTGCCCAACAGATCCTAGCACAGAAAGACAAGTGGCATCATCTAGACTTCTTTGCACAGAGTCGTTGGAAGTGTGAGTACTTTGGCATCCCAGAGGAGCGATTCAAAATGGTTGCTTGGAACTAAATAATAGCACTTATTGGAGTATACATGAAACAATTTCTATTACTGCTGTTGGCAGTACCTGCACTAGCATTTGCACAGGGCAAGATGCCCGCAAAGTCAGCGACCTACGATGCACAGGTTATTAGAGTGAGTGATGGCGATACTATTGTAATCGCCGCTCCCTTTCTCCCACAGCCACTCAAGCCCGAACTTGCTGTTAGGATCTACGGAGTCGACACGCCAGAAAAAGGACACAGAGCTCAATGTCCACAAGAAGACCAACGAGCGCAATTGGCGAGTAAATTTACAACTCAAGCCTTACAATCCCACCCAAAGCACCAGGTTATTATCTATGGATGGGATAAGTTTGGTGGCCGTATATTGGGAGACATCTTGGTAAACGGACAAAGCATTAGACAGGGACTTATCAGCAATGGCTTGGCCCGTGAATACTACGGTGAAGCCAAACAAAGCTGGTGTAATTAATTTAGAACAGAACATCTACCTTAGGAACGCTTGCGTTACTTAGATGTGCCCGGCTGCTGGGCAGAACGTTATGGGAGTCGTGCCCCGGAATGGCGTTCTAAGTGAGCATTTTTTTACGACCCTAGAATAAATACAGTACAGGAGGACACAACCATGAAACAGCGTAAATTATTAATGAAGCTGTACAAGGCTTGCGTCGACCATGATACTGAAACAGTTTCCGAACTACGTAAAAAAGAGTTCGCTAAGATACGGAAACACAAGGCCGAAGGTAAGTCATTTACACGCAAATGGACTTTGGTACAGATTTAACACAACTGTAACATTACACACAGCCTAGGGCGATAAATATTAGCTATGCTAAAAACTTATCGCTCTATTTTTATATCCGATGTGCATTTAGGTACTAGAGATAGTCAAGCTGATAAGTTAAACAACTTTCTCAAACACAACACCTGCGAAACACTCTATATGGTAGGGGACATACTAGATGTATGGCGCATACAACAAAACAAATGGCGTTGGAAGCAATCACACACCAATGTTGTAAGACGTATACTTGGACATGCCAAACGTGGCACACGAGTAATCTACGTAGCAGGCAATCACGATGAATTCTTAAGACCATTAATGCCCTACGGTATTAACTTTGGCAATGTGGAAGTGGTTAATCAATTTGAACATGTTGGGGTAGACGGCAAACACTATCTAGTCACCCACGGCGACCTGTTTGACGGCATTACCCGACTGGCACCGTGGTTGGCATTCTTAGGTGATAAGGCCTATGACTTTATTCTATCTGCCAACAGCAAGTTCAATTGGCTACGACATCGTATGGGTTTTGGCTATTGGAGTTTGAGCAAGTATCTTAAAGCCCGTGTTAAGAAAGCAGTAGACTTTATATTTCAGTTTGAACGGAATCTAATGGCCTACTGTAAGAAACGCGGCTTTGACGGTGTCATATGCGGACACATACATCACGCAGAGATCAAAGAGATAGATGGCATTACGTATATGAATGACGGCGACTGGGTTGAATCGTGTACAGCACTTGTAGAGCACCACGATGGTAAGTGGGAAATCATAACTTGGACTAAGGAGCGAGACGATGTGGATACTGATACTAATAGCGGTTCACGTGAACAATCCTCAAGACGTTCCGGGAAGAATAGAACTAGCATTCAAAGATCAAGCCAGTTGCGAGATGACCCTAGCGTCGATGAAGTGGCAGCTAAAGTTTAATAATTTTAAGGTAGAAGGCAAATGCCAAAAACAATAAGTGATAAAATTACCATAGTGGTACCCTGTAAGAATGAGGAAAACTACATTGCGCATTTGCTAATGCATCTACGCCAACAATCAATAGGCAACACCAGAATTATCATTGCAGATTGTTCCACAGACAAAACACGAGAAGTTATCGAAATAATGAAAGGTGAGTTGAATGTTGAGGTTATCGATGGCGGGCCTGTTAGCTTTGCTAAGAACAACGGAGCTCGATTGGTTAATACGCCCTACATATTATTCATTGATGCTGATGTGCGCTTCTTTAAAGACACTGTGATTCAAGATGCTGTCAATTTGATTGAGAGTAAGAACCTAGATCTCATTGGCCTAAACATCAAATGCTACGACAAGGATCTAAGAGCTAAAGTCGGATTTACTACATTTAATCTAATCAATCATGCATTAAAATTCTTCTCACCCTTTGCTGTGGGAGCATTCATGCTGACCCGCAGAGATCGTTTTGAAGAGTTTGGGGGATTTCCTGAACAGTTTTCCACAAGCGAAGACTTCTTCTTATCACGCAAGTATAGCCCTAAAAAGTTTAGAATCATTCGCCATCACTTTGGACAAGATAGCCGTAGGTTTAAGAAGATGGGCTATATGGGCATGGCCAAGTACCTAGTTAAGAACTTTGTCAATCGCAATAATAAAGCCTACTGGGACAGTTTAGACAGCAGTAGATACTGGAGTTAAAACAAGTTCGTAGAGTTCACTCCAATTCTTGACTACAGGGTAAGAACACTTGTGATGCATATTATGCCCGTGTTCAATAAGAACAGATTTCAAACCTAAAGCATGTCCGACATCAGCATTGGCAGGTTTATCTTCAATCCACCACAGGCCGCTGTCTTTGTATGGAGCCAATGCAGAATCTTTGTCTGCGCCTGTATCTAGGCAAATAACTGTTTCGATAGCATTGCCAAACAACTTACGTAGATTCATTTCACGCAGTTTCTGTGCGTTCTTGTCCAGACTTAGGCTTGTGATAACACGGAATTCGTAGCCGTGTTCTTCATGTAGTCGTTTAACATAGTGAGCAGCATCTCTAAGTGCAGGAAGGAATCCAATTGCTGCAGATTCGTTAAAAGTCTTTACAACCTTTTTGGCATCTTTTTCTTCTAGTTCGTTATAGTGGTGATGTAGATAATAGCTTTTCTTGTTATCCGCTGTTAGTGTGTATCCACGTTCTTGCATCCAAACTGAGAACGCCCATTCCCAATCTAACAAGACGCCATCGGCATCGGTGAGTATAAGTTTGTTTTTCATACTGTATTATAACATACTTTAACCCTTGTGTCAACGGGCTAAGTAAAATATGAATATAATAATCGCAACCTTGGTAATGGTTCAAATTACCATAGCCTGTGTCACTCTATACCTACATAGAAGTCAAGCACACAGAGCAGTACAATTTCACCCAATCCTGGCACATCTAATGCGCTTTTGGCTATGGTTATCAACCGGTATGGTGACCAAACAATGGGTAGCCATCCATCGCAAACATCACCAGAAGAGTGATCAAGAGGGCGATCCGCATAGTCCCCAAATATACGGAATTTGGCGTGTGCTATTTGGCGGAGCATTCTTATATCACAAGGCTAGCAAAGATACCGCAATGATCGATCAGTTGAGCACAGGCACACCTAATGACTGGATCGAGCGTAAACTTTATACCCCGCACAGCCGCTTAGGGATTCTTTTAATGTTGGTCATAGACCTTGTTCTTTTTGGCCCTATAGGTTTAGTGGTGTGGGGTATTCAAATGATTTGGATTCCAATATGGGCAGCTGGAGTTATCAACGGACTCAGCCATTGGTGGGGATATCGAAATGTTGAAACCAACGACACTTCGAAGAATTTAATACCCTGGGCTTTCTGGATAGGCGGCGAGGAGCTACACAACGGGCATCATGCAGACGGAGCCAATGCTAAGTTTAGTCAACGTTGGTGGGAGTTCGATATTGGCTGGATGTATATCTGTATACTGCGGTTCTTTAAATTAGCAACAGTTAGAGCATAAAGAAAAAGCACCCGAAGGTGCTTTTCTTTTTACCACTATATATTTTTGCTCTATGAGCGTAATATTATTTCTTTACGCCTGCATTAACAAATGCGTACATTTTTTCGGCGGTCTCTAATACTTTATCTAAACCTGGAAACTCTGGCATTTGAACTGTGCTAACAATTTGACCAGTCTTCTCATCACGAGTAGCTGTCATTTCCCAACCTGCAAACTTAGATTGAAAGTCGTCTTGCACTAGGCTTTTAGCCATGCCCAAGATATCTGTACGGATTTCATAACCGTTTTTATTGAATTTAACTTCTGGTAGCTTTGGTGCTGTAAAAATTTCTGACATAATAATCTCCTGTGTGTTAATGTCTGTTGCTAACAACTACTTCTTTTTCGCTGTTAGTTTATTATATATGCCTAGAGACAAAAAAGCAACTTATTTTCTGAACTTTTTTACTCGTTCCTTGATAAGGGTTACCACTTCATCACTAAGCACTACTTCGTAGTGGTTGTATTGGACTTCCACTAGTTCCATATCCTTATGATGTTTCTGGCTAGCAATGGTCACAACCCCGTCATTGGGCTCGTGCATAAAAGGACTTTGTCCTTTTACAGTCACAATGTTAGTCCACGGGTGCTGTATTTTAATACGGCTAGCTTGCTTCATAACCCACGAACTAGGACCAATGTCTCGCATTAGTCTGCTAAAAGGCAAAAAGTATTGAGCATAGTCCGCTACTTCGGCGCCCCCATACGGAGTACTAAGTGTAATAGCACCGTTAACAGATTCCGGAATACAGTTGGCTAAGTGTAGGCTGTAGATACCACCTAGACTGTGTGCAACAAATACTAGATCTTTATAATCTTTTAGTGTTGCCTGCATGTCTTTTAGGTTGTTTTCGAACCCGTTACGACTGTCGTAATTGATATCGATACCTTGACCTAATTTACTTCTGATATAATTGAAGCTTTCGCTGGTGGCATTAGCACCGTGTATGTACACCAAGTTCATGCCAATATTTATCGGAATTTATTTGGCTAACATTATGTCTCTAGCTTCTTTGTGCATGCCTGCACGAGCCATTGCCGCAGCGGCGCGAGCCTGTCCAATACTTAGGCCGATTTCGTATAATGCGTTTAAAAATGATTTCATAGATAGCTTTCCTTTTGAGAATTGAATTGTCGGATGTAGTTTTCCAACTGTGCGGCATCGGTAATGCCTTTGGTGCTTAGATAAGCGTCTAAGCGGCTTTGGTAATTGGATCCTGGGAACATTTCTGCTAATCGTTCCAATATAGCCAGCATCCTGCTTGATAAGTATTTCATATTGTTCTCTCTGTGTTGTAGTACTCATGGTTTCTACTGAGTTATTTATCCAGCTCTTGTGCAATCGCGCATTTTTCAGTACAATGTTATAATTGTTTAAAATGAGTTAAATACATGATAGGAAACAATTTATGAAACTTCGTACCAGATCAATTCTGCAGGAACTCAATGAAATTGCCGAAGTACGCAATACGGATTCGTTGATCGAAAGCCGTGCCACCAACATCATTAATTCCGCTATTAATCTGTTGGAAAGCATACACAAGCATTATGACGCTGAAAGTGCTGACGAATTAGAGCGTCGATTGATCAATGCTATCAAAGGACAAGATCCCAGTAAATTTACCCGCGGTGTACGAAGATTGGCAGAATCGCGTAAGGCCAAAAGAAAACTAGAAGAATCTAACAACAATGAATAAGCTATTTGAAGGCGGTAATGTATTCAAGGACGCCGATAAAAAATCACTAACGCAACGCATCGCCACAGGCGACGTTGAGTCGACGGTCCTGTATATCGAAAAGATCACAGGCCTGGACTTTACCAAAGAAAAACACGCAGATGACAAAAAACCGGTGAAATGGTTGGGCACCACAGGCCGCAAAGAAGATCCAGATGGCACCTTTGAGCGCAACAGTTCCGGGGATCTAGATCTTTCAGTGGATGCCAATGAAGTAGACAAAAGAGCCTTTGCCGACAAATTGATAGCACAGTTTGGCAAAGAAAATGTCAAGCTCAGCGGAGATAATGTGCATTGGAAAACTCCTATCAACGGTGATGCTGCCAATGGGTTTGTGCAAGCTGACTTTATGTTTTCCGCAAATCCCAAGTTTCAACAAGGTAGCATGATCGGTGGACAGGGTGAGTACCGTGGAGAGCACCGCCACATTGTATTGAGTTCAATTGCCCGTGCTAGAGGCATGAAGTACAGTCCCAAACATGGTTTACTAAACGCTACCACAGACGAACTGTTACCTGACGGCAACGATTGGAATGTGATCAGCAAGCAGCTATTGGGACAATCAGCCACGGTCAAAGACATTCGTTCTGTGGACACCATTCTCAATTATATCAAGAAACTGCCCAACTACGAAGAGCTAGTTGCAGGTGCTAGAGAAACACTAGGCAAACAAGGAATCGAATTGCCGAAGAACGAAGCCTTTGAAAGCTATCAACCTGGAACAATAGGTTGGATGCGCAGAATGATAAACATTACAAAATGAGAGCATTTGAATTCCTAATTGAAGACGAAGCGGCTCCTGCACCCAAGAAAGTGGGCCGTGAGTTTAATCACCTAGAAGATCTAGTGTTCACAGAGGCCAATGGTGCTGTCAAAGCCATACAGATCCTAAAAGATTTAGCCAGTCCAGAAACCAGTATTACCATTAAGTGGGACGGCAACCCCACAGTCTATTGGGGACGTGAAGAAGATGGCACCTTCCGCATGGTAGGCAAGAACAACTGGGGACGTGAAGAAGGCAAAAGCTCTAACCCAGAAGAATTAAAACAGTTTATCATGAGTCGTGGCAAAGGTGAAGACTGGCGTCCTAAATTTGCCAGTGATATGGCCGCACTGTGGCCCATATTTGAAAAGGCAACACCTGCAGAATTCCGTGGCTATGTTTATGGAGATATTCTATTCCATCCAGGTAAACCCTATAAAGGTGGCGATGGTAAAATATCATTCACTCCTAATCAAACCACTTATTCCGTGACAGGCAGCAGTGAAGTTGGCCGTCAGTTGGCCAAGGCCAAAGTGGCAGTGGCAGCACACAAACTGTTCAGTTACTTTGGAGACAAGAGTGGTGAAGACTTCAATGACGTTGAGCAGTTCAGTGGTAACCCTGAACTCAAGGTGTTTGGACTCACCAGTGTGAGTTACAGACCTGCTGTGGGAGCAGATAATCTCAGCAAGATAGAAGCATTGGCCAAAAATCAGCGGGCAATAAACAACCTGTTGGCTCCTGTAGCAGGCATGGGCTATCTGCAGAGTGAGATCTATACCTTTGTGAACACTCAATCAAAGGCCAAGCAATTGGACAACATCAACACAGAAGCGTTCATGTCTTTTGTGCAAAAAACTCCTGCTAAAGCTGCCAAGATCACAGCACACAGCGAACAACATCCAGGAGTTATGGACAAGTTGTTTGAACTGGTGCGTGAAATCATGGCAGCCAAAGATGAAGTAATACGTGAGTTAGACGCTGCCGGAGGTGACATTACAGCCACAACAGGTGGCAAGCCCGGCGGGGAAGGCTATGTTGCTGGTGGTTCAAAGTTGGTACCTAGAGACCGCTGGACTCCTTTTAGAGCCGACTAAAATCAGCCGTATCGGCGTGATTTTTTCAATCCAATATAAATACTGTATAAGAATCAAGGTGATTCTTATATATTGCCGGTCCCGGAGCGGGATCATTGATAAGGAGAAAACATCATGGCAGAAACAACAAGAGTAAACCCCACAGCAGTAGCATTGGGCACACTACAATCTACACTACAACTAAAACTGTTTAAGTGTGTTTTGAATAACAGCGGCGATGCAACAGCACGTAACGCAGCAACTATGTCACTATTGACAGATGAAATCGGCACTACCGGTGCATTGATGCAAGGCAAGGCCAACGGTCTTGAGCTAGCATTTATCGGTGACGGTCACGCTCTTGACGTTGACACAGTTGCAATCCGTTTAGGCCGTATCATTGCAGCAGGTTCACGTACATCTTCTGGTGTTTGGACATTTACAGGCGGTGGTACATTGACTGTAACTAACCCAACAACTTTTGTTGGTCTACAGACCTAATTAGTTAATTCTCAGGGATGGGAAGCACTAAAGCACCTTCGGGTGCTTTTTTGTTGGCTGGTCAATCGTAGGCGTAAATAGTAGCACATTATGGCACGCTATCAAGTTATTACTCTCGTAGACATCACTAGAACTCACGCTAGTAGATATGAAACTGATCAATTGAAATTAGGACAACAGGCCAACTTCAACGCTCTTCAACAGGCAATTGGCCTGCGTTCTAATTTTTCCTTTCTGTCCGACCCCAGTCAACAGTCCGGACAGTTGCCAAGAGACCTAGAAGGTAAGGCTACTTATTGGACTTGGAACTTTGATACAGAACGTGATAGTGTTTTTCTCAAAGGTCAAGACCCAGTTGGCCTGTTAATTGACGATATCAATGGGGTTCCTATAACCAATCAACTAAATAATTCAGTTGATATAGATCCAGCAGCATTTATTAGTAAAGGTGATCGTGCAAATATTTGGATATACGAAATCACACAAGCGGGATAAATACAATTTAACAGGCAAAACCATTAGGCATTTCGGAACACTTAGGCACATGGCTCGGAGCGAGCACTTGACTTAACATAAAAGGAAACAGCCATAATGGCCACAACCGTAGAACGACTTGGTGTAGTAGAGACCAAGGTAGCAAACCTAGACGAAAAATTAGACGAGATCAAGGTTGATGTCAAAGACATGCACGACTGTCTAGACAAGACTCGCGACAGTGTCATGGCCAAATTAGATGACATGTACGGAGCAAGCTGTGAACAACATAGTCAATTGGCCAGTAAAATTACAGAATTAGAACGTTTCAAACAAAAATGGATCTATATGACAGCAGGCGGCATAGCAGTGTTGGGCTTTTTATCCGGCCACTCTGCAACATTTGCCAGCTTGTTCAAGTGACAGGTTGAATACAATTAAATAAGGGCCATAGGTCCTTTTTTTATGACTAACATTTCTAAACGCTTAGAGCAAGTAGTTAGTTCTGCACAACAAAGATTAATTGAAAAACATCAAATTCTCCCAGTTAAAGTCGCAGAAGGAATCCTTGTGGGCGATGTACTCATTGTCAGCGAAGGCATTGTCAAACACCTTAGATATAATGACACCTGGCTTTACAAAGACATTTACCTAAATGCAGCAGCCATACGATTGGCCAATATGTTGGCTGTAAACAAACTGTCAATTCACGCTGATAAGCTGCATAGGGCAGATCAGGAGTACGGCCGCTGGTACCATGACAGTCAAATGCTTCGTGCTCAATATCAAAAAGCACAGCTCAAACATGATCACAACCGTGCAGACATGTTATGGGCTAGATACTGTGAAAGCAGAGATCGAGCTATAAATGCCAAAAACATTGTGCAGCGATTGACCTGCATATGAATAAATATACTATCATTCTGGACCTTAACTAATATGAAAACAACAGACCTTTTTGCATTCAATAGATCATCTAAAAGACTAAATGAATCGTTGTCTAAAACTTTTGGGCGTAAACTAAACTTAGAAACATTCAGTGTTGAACAGCTGGAAGATGCACGTAATAAACTACGCACACAGATCTACACGGCCCGTAGCAGTTCTAACTTCAACGAAACGGTGGAAAACGATGCTCTAACACAGGCACAGTTCATGCACGATGCTATTGTTGCAGAACTTGCAGAGCGTGATGAGCCTATTGTTGACAACACACAACTAGAAGAAGCACAAGCGTTCTATGTAATGCTCTTGGGACCACGTTCTGGCCAACGTGATCCATACCACGGTCCTTTTAATAGTCCAGACGAAGCACAGGCATGGATTGACACTGAATCACCTAATCCGGAAGATTACGAAGTAGGCGATTTCCCTGCTGGACAATTTGGACAATATGATAATGGCCAACCAGTACAAGAAGGTATGACGGAAGGTGGCAACTTTGACGAACAAGCGGTAGTAGATCTTCTTAAGAAATTCGACGAAGATATGAATGAAATTGGCGGCTACGGTGATCCCGACTATGATAAAATTATGGCGGCTCTAAGCAAGGGTGATATTGAGTCTGCCATCGATGAAATTTGGAATTCTTATTCCGATCAAGATGGCGGCGAACTTCGCAATATAGATTCGTATATTCAAGATCTAGAATCCGAAATTAGTTATGTTGTACAAGGATCAGACGACGAAGGCGGCGACACCGATGATGCATATGCCCTAGCATCAGCAGGTCATGGTGGCGATGAAGACTATGGAACTTTTAATCAAGGCGAAAGTCTACAGAATGAAGCGTATATTAATAATGCAGAAGATGCAATTAATTTACTAGCGGCAATTAGAGCACAATCTAAAATGGCAGAACGTGGTGGCGGCGAACCAGTCCGCCCTAATCAACTGGTCAATGACCTTTGGGATGTCATGCAATGGATTGAAGCCAACATGAAAGAATCAATTGAAACAGAATCAAAAAATACAGGAGATAATATGCGTAATCTAAGAGAAGGTGAAATCCAGCAAGCGTCTGCGATTGTCACAGCAAAGACAATGGTTGACAGAGTTGGCCGTTGGATCGAGGAACTTTCTGGTATGGAGAACGATACTCTATTACAGTTAGGCGATTCTATCCGTGACGAAATGGGACAAGAGCAGGCCAAGCAGTTTATATCTGCATCAGCTCCGGCTATCCAATCGGCACTAGAAAATCTCAAAGCTACTCGCGAGGCCCTAGCTTCCAGCGTGAGAGCACTTACTGGCGAAGAACAAAGTGCTGAAATGCTAGGCGGCGAGCCAGGTGCAGACATGGCAGCTCCTGCAGAACCAGACGCCATGAATGCCGAGCCAGGAATGGATATGGGCGACGAAGTTGCAGGTGACGACTTTGATGCAGCTGAACCAGCAGCAGGGGGCCTAGGTGATGCAGGACGTGAACAGCGTGAAAGCATTGATCGTCAAAGCCGTTTGATGAAAGTATTGGCAGGATGAAATTTTTTGACATCACCAACGAGGGCGACTTCTTAAAAATTAGAGAACTTGCCCCAACGGTTGCTCCTGGCACCCCTGGAGCGCCGTTAGGTGCTGCACCAGCAGCAGGTCCTGCACCTACTGCTGCTCCTGCTCAAGATCCGCAGATGCAACAAAAGATGATGGCACAGCAGGCGTTGGATCGCGCCAATCAAAAAAAACAAATTCAAGATCAAATAAAATCAAAGCAAGAAGAACTTGCTGAATTACAAAAACAGTTGGCGGCTATAAAATGAGATTTTTTGAATTTAGCGGCGATGATGAAGGTGATCGATTCGTTATGGTTCTTCGTAATTACATTGGTCGTGCCGCCAGTAAGAAGGCGCCTGCTAAATTAAATTGGAATGGACTCAACAAAGTTCTAGCCACAAATGGATTTGAACTAACAGCAGACTACGAAACATTCAAGGCCATGTACGATTCAATACCAACTATTCAGCAGATGGTTAAGAATTTTAACGCTGACGGCATTGAACTAAACGTACCAGGTGCACCAGACGAAGAGCCAAAAGGTGACGGAACCAAATCCCCAGAAGATAGTCAAACAGCAGTAGACCAAACAGCAGCATCAGCAGCGGCCGGACAATTGGCACAATCACAAGCAACACCCCAGACTTGACGTCCCCGTAGTTTTCCTGTAATATATACAGTATGACTATATCTCCACCTCCCTTTGTAGAAAAATTTCAATATAAGCCCTGTCAACAGGTCAACGATCCAATTACTCGCAAGCGAGTATATCTTACTCCGGACGGCGAAAGCCTTCCATCAGTGACCACTATACTTGGTGCTACTAAAGACATGACCCATTTGAATGAATGGCGTGATAGAATTGGGCATGCCAAGGCACAACAAATTACCACAGAAGCCGCAGGTGTAGGCACAGCCATGCACGGCAATCTAGAACGTTTTGTGTGCGGCATGCAACGTCAACCTGGAAATAATCCTGTACACATACAGGCCAATAAAATGGCTGATGTGATTATTGAAAACGGACTAAGCAAGGTAAACGAAATATGGGCCATGGAACAGAGCCTGTACTTTCCCGGTCTATTCTCGGGCACCACTGACCTAGTGGGCATACACGAAGGCGAGCCTGCGGTAATGGATTACAAGCAGACCAACAAGCCCAAGAAAGCAGAGTGGGTGGAAGATTACTATCTACAACTGATGGCCTATATACTAGCACATAATGAAGTCTACGGCACAGATATTCGCAAGGGTGTTATCTTTATGTGCAGTCGTGCTTTTGAATATCAACAGTTTACTCTAGAGCCTGCAGACTTCAACAAATGGCAGGACGCTTGGTTAAACAAGGTAGAGGAATACTACAGTCTAGGAAGATAAATACTCTATAACGGGAATTTACTACTATGGCTGTTGTCCAGATATCAAAAATCCAGGTCAGAAGAGGCCTTAAAAATGCAGGAATCGGTGTTCCTCAACTGAGCGCGGCAGAATTTGCATGGGCAGTAGATTCCCAGGAACTGTTCATAGGTAACGGCAGCGTGGCTGACGGTGCCCCTTATGTTGGCAATACCAAAGTGCTCACCGAGCATGATAACATATTAGAACTTGCAGCCAGTTATAGATTCAGTGAATCTGAACCTTCTATAGCGCAAAGTGTTGCCAGGTCACTTCAGACCAAATTAGATGAATATGTCAGTGTGTTGGATTTTGGAGCCATACCGGATGGCAGCACAGACTGTGTGCCATTTTTTCAAAATGCCTTGAATGAATTGTTTAGAAACATAGATCCTAGATTCAAAAAAACTCTGCTGATCCCCAACGGCACATATTTTTTCAGCAGCAACTTAAAAATTCCTAGCACGGCAAAGATACAAGGCGAAACCAGAGACGGTGCTATTCTGCAGATAGGCAACAACAGTATTTTATTTGTCACAGCTAACGGTCAAGAAGTTGCAGAATTCACCAGTGGCAATAGACCAACCGATGTCAATATCAGTAATTTAACAATTGATCACAATCAAGGTCAAACGGTATTAACCGGAGTAGCAGATAGTGCGTTCACCAATGTAAAATGGACCAGCGGCTATGTGTTGGGAGACCCTATCGTTGGTGATATTCAAAACTCCAATCCATCATTGTACTGGGAAAACAGTCTTGATGGTACTAAAGTAACCAACATCACGCTCAAAGACTGTGTGTGGCAATCAACTCCGTTGGCCGTGAGATCTGATCAGATTACCATAGATTCCAGTGCTCCGCCAAGTTTTGATACCAGCGTGAAATTTGACGGCTGTAGATTTTTTGTCTGCAACACCGCAATAGTGATTAACGGTGTACCCGGCCAAGGAAACCTATGGCGTGTCTTTGACTGTGAGTTTGAAGAAATTGCCGCACACGCCTTTATATCTGACAATGGTACAGGCACAGTTATACAACGTTCCAGATTCATCAACTGCGGCAACAACACCAACAACGCAGCCACGCCAACATCCAGTATCGTCAAGTTTGGAGAGAAAAATGGCAATACTGTGATTGACAGCACCAGCAACAGACATCAAGCAGCAGGATTCACCGCAGTGAGTACTAGACCTGCAATAACAGAAGTTGAAAACGCCTCCAGGGTCAGTTTGATAGATATGAATTATGAAATAATCTATCTATCAGACGGTTTTAAACCACTGTCAGTATTTGCAGCATTCAACAGATATACCTACATAGATTATGTTTTACAGTTAGGCGATCATTCACGAGCAGGACAAATAGTGGTAATGGTCACTGAGTCAGTAGGCGAATTTACATTCTCCGACAACTACGTGTATTCATCACCCAGTTCATCTACACCAGAGGGGATTCTTATGACAGATTTTGTTTTTAATGTAGAATTAAAAGACAACGATGGCGACAGTGGAATTGAAACACTGTTGTTGTCATATCGAAATCCGCTGTCTTCCGGTCAAACTGGAACGATATCATATTCAATATCGTACGGTGTTTGATCTTTACGGAAACGAAAGATTATTTAAATGGAAGCAGTTCAGAGATAGTTTAGAAGTCAGCGCCACTCCATTAAGTGATGTTGCTGAACTCTGGAGCCATGCTCCGTTTGTCAATCCTTTCTTAGACCCCCAACAACCAAACACTTGGCCTGACCCTTGGCATTTGGTTATCGACGGCAAGCTAGATGATCTTGCTATTTGTCTCGGCATGCTGTATACTATTAAATTAACACAGCGGTTTATGGATACCGTTTGTGAGATACATAAGTCTATGCTCCCCAAAGATCACGATTCAAAATTCTTTCTAGTAGCAGATAACGCTGTGTTAAACTACGAACCAAGGATAGCTCATGATCTTAATGTGTTACAAGAAATCAAAACCGACATCGTGTGGTCCAGTTCGGCATTACCAATAAATATCAAATAAAGTAGAGACATAGATGGAAATAACAGTAATCAAAAGAAATGGTGATCGAGAGCCACTCACCATTGAGAAATGGCAGGCACAGGTGGCAAAAGTATGTAGCGGTATTGCAGATGTTAGCCAAAGCATGATCGAGATCAAAGCACAGCCACATTTTTATGACGGCATAACCACAAGAGAAGTAGATGAAATCACTCTAAGAGCCATTGTGGATCTCATAGACGTTGAAAACAATCCCGACGTTGGTCATACCAATTATCAGTATGTAGCAGGCAAACAGCGAGTTAGCATGTTGCGTAAAGATGTTTACGGTAGCTACACTCCCCCTAGTCTATATGAAATAGTCAAGACAAATGTGGCCACCGGTCTGTACACGCCAGACCTACTTGTGTGGTACACAGAAGATGACTGGAACAAGATGAATGACATGTTGGATCATGAAAAGGATGAAACATATTCATATGCTGCCATTGAGCAATTGATAGAAAAGTATCTAGTTAAAAATCGTAGTACAAAACAAACATACGAAACTCCACAAATTAGATATATGGTTGCAGCCGCTACTGTTTTTCATAAAGAAGAACCTAATGCATCACGTATGCGTTATATCAAGGAATACTACAATGCAGCCTCCGATGGTCTATTTACTCTTGCTACTCCTGTCCTTGCTGGTCTCGGTACCCCTACTAAACAATTCAGTTCGTGCGTACTTATTCGCAGTGATGATGACTTGGATAGTATTTTTGCTTCAGGTGAAATGATGGCCAAGTATGCCAGCAAACGTGCAGGCATTGGTTTAGAAATTGGACGACTACGTCCATTAGGCAGTCCCATCCGTGGTGGTGAGATTATGCACACAGGTATGATACCCTTCTTGAAGAAGTGGTTTGGTGACCTGCGTAGTTGCAGTCAAGGAGGTATTCGTAATGCAAGTGCTACTGTTTTTTATCCTATTTGGCATCATCAGTTTGATGATCTTATTGTTCTTAAGAACAACCAAGGAACAGAAGAAACCCGAGTCCGTCATATGGATTATGGGGTTGTGCTTAGTGCCTTCTTCTGGAGACGATTCAAAAACAAAGAAGACATAACCTTCTTTGATCCCAACGAAGTACCTGACCTATACGAAGCGTTTTACAAAGACACTGAGTTGTTTGAAGAACTCTATGTCAAGTACGAAAAACAAAAAGGCCTCCGTAAGAAAACGATGAGTGCCGAAGAAGTGTTCAAGAGTGGTATACTAAAAGAGCGCACAGACACGGGTCGAATATATCTCGTATTCATTGATAATGTCATGAACCAAGGACCTTTTGATCCTGAGTACCATACGATTTATCAAAGTAACTTGTGCTGTGAGATCCTATTACCCACACGTTCATTTAAGCGATTAGACGACGATAGTGGACGCATAGCGTTATGTACACTGGGATCTATCAACTGGGGATCGTTCCGCAATCCAGAGGATATGCGTAGAGCCTGTAGGATTCTACAGCGTAGCCTGTGTAACATTCTTGACTATCAAGATTTCTTGTCGATACAGAGTAAACTTAGTAACGACGAGATACAACCACTAGGTATTGGTGTTACAAATCTTGCCTACTGGCATGCCAAGCGTGGACTCAAGTATGGCGAGAAAGATGCACTACAGGATGTTAAAACCTGGATGGAGCACCAAGCGTTCTACTTAACAGAAGCCACAGTTGAATTAGCCAAAGAACGTGGCCCGTGTACAGAGAGTCATAAAACTAGATATGGACAAGGCGTCTTTCCCTGGGAACTTCGTGCCAAGGGTGTTAATGAACTGGCAGACTTCGCTCCTGAACTTGATTGGGAAACACTACGTGGTAATATGAAGCAGTACGGTGTGCGTAATGCCACATTGATGGCCATTGCCCCTGTTGAAAGTTCAAGTGTTGTTATTAACTCAACCAATGGCATTGAAATGCCCATGAGCCTAATATCAGTTAAAGAATCAAAGGCAGGATCATTTGTACAGGTTGTTCCTGAATACCATAAACTAAAAAACAAATATCAAATGATGTGGGAACAGAAAGACTGTGATGGCTATTTGAAAACAGCCGCAGTTCTTGCTGCCTATGTTGATCAATCAATTTCAACTAACACATTCTACAATCCAGCACACTGGGCAGATCGTAAAGTGCCTACTACATTGATTGCTAAAAATTTGATGCAGGCGCACATGTGGGGATTGAAAACATTCTACTACAGCCTGATTAATAAGGCAGGTAGCAAAGCAATGGCCGAAGCAACTCCCGAAGTACACTACAACGGGTTCCATAACGAAAGAGAAGTAATCGAAGACGAAGACTGCGAGGCATGTAAATTATGAGCAAACAACAATATAACCTAACCACAAAAACAGACTATCTCAATCGCAAGATGTTTCTGGATCCAGCAGGGCCAGTGACCATTCAACGCTTTGAAGAAGTAAAATATAAAAAGATTGCAGACTTTGATTCAACTGCCCGAGGATTCTTTTGGCAACCAGAAGAGATTAGTTTGACTAAAGATTCGAACGATTTTAAAGATGCCAGCGATGCTGTCAAACATATCTTCACTAGCAACCTACTTCGTCAAACAGCACTGGATAGTTTGCAAGGTCGTGGACCAACACAGGTATTTACTCCGGTGTGTAGTCTCCCTGAAGTAGAAGCACTTATGTACAACTGGGGATTCTTTGAAACAAATATTCACAGTAAGAGTTACAGCCATATTATTCGTAACATTTACAATGTACCCAAGGATGTGTTCAACACCATCCATGACACTCGAGAAATTGTAGACATGGCCAGTTCGGTAGGCAACTACTATGACAAGCTACACGTTATTAACTGCCGTAAAGAACTTGGACAAGAGGTTACTGAGAAAGAACACGTTAAGGCTGTTTGGTTGGCACTACATGCCAGCTATGCGCTAGAAGCGTTCCGCTTTATGGTTAGCTTTGCCACCAGCTTGGCCATGGTAGAGAATAAAATCTTTATGGGTAATGGCAACATCATTCAATTGATCTTGCAAGATGAACTCTTACACAAAGGGTGGACTGCTTATATGATCAATCAAGTGGTCAAAGAGGATGCTCGATTTGTCGAAGCTCGAGAAGAATGCCATGCAGAAGTGTATCAACTTTACATGGATGTTATTCGTGAAGAAAAAGAATGGGCCACCTATTTGTTCAAGTTAGGTCCTGTTATTGGACTCAATGCCAACATCCTAAAAGATTTTGTAGATTATACCGCAGTGGGCGCATTAAAAGATATTGGTATCAAGTATCTTCAGGCCGCACCAAAATCAACTCCAATTCCGTGGTTCAACAAGCACACAGATACCAGCAAGAAACAAAGTGCTCTACAAGAAACAGAAAGCACAAACTATGTTATCGGCGTCATGGGAGAAAATATTGACTATGCTGAATTGCCGGCTATATAATACAGTTAAAAGGACACATCATGGAAGTAATAGTTTGGAGCAAGTACCATTGCCCTTATTGTGATCAAGCAAAAGCATTGTTGACACAGCAAGGTGTTAAATTTGAAGAACGTAAAATTGGTGACGGTTACACTCGAGAAGAATTGTTAGAAGCTGTACCAACTGCTAGAACAGTACCACAAATTATCATCAATGGTAATGTAATTGGTGGCTTTACAGAATTAAGAAAATATATCGATGAAACTGGTTTCAACGGTAGCGGATACTAATTAGGAAAATATAAATGTTATTTAATAAACAAAAATTTGCAGCAGGTGATATCATCTCAGTTAAATTGATTACTGGAGAAGAAGTCATGGGCAAATTTGTGGAAGACACAATGGGAACTATCACTCTAGATCGTCCTTTAATGTTGGCCATGACACAGAAAGGACCAGCAATGTCTCCAGTACTGATGACAGTTCATCCGGATGCCAAGTTGACATTTAATTCAAGTGCAATCATCACCATGGCAGAAACAGATCCGGAAGTTGGCAAGCAGTATGTATTCCAGACCACAGGCATTCAGCCAGTAAGTGCTGGTAGTATTATCAAAGGTTAATCTATGGCCGCAGGAGACCCAATTGATTACAGTAGTTACTATGCCGATATTGCTACAGCATTAGGAACAATTGCAACGAATTCAACTGATATTAAGAATTCGTTGGCCATAATTGCTGCCCAAACAACTACCTTAGCTAGTACATTAGGGGAAATCGAAGGTCATCAGCAAAAATTGCGTGAGCTTGGCGAAGGCCCTGGTATCCATATTATTGGGCCTTATGAATTAGTGCAATTCATCACCTCATATAGAAGTCTAATTGAAGAAGGCAAACTGCTGAGTTTTCGTGATAAACAGCCGTCGGACAAAGAAGTTAGCAAAGCACTAAATGATCTTGGCAACTATATAGCAAAGATCAAACAGAATATTCCCAAGGATTTTTAATATGCCAGGAGTATCGAGACAAGGCGCCGATATTGCCGGCGGAACAATCGCAGCAGGTTCTTCTAATGTTTTTGTAAATGGTTCACCAATTGCAAGACTAGGAGATGCAGTAGCAGGTCACGGTCGTGGTTCGCATAGTAGCCCTACAATGGCTGGATCTAGTAGTACAGTATATGCTAACGGCATTCTAATATGTAGAGAAGGTGATGCGGCAACCTGTGGCCATCCTGCTACTGGCAGCGGAAATGTGTTCTCCGGAACATTTGCATCCTTTGTAGTCCCTCCTGTAGTAATTGCTCCAGCAACACAAGCAGCCATTAACAGACAAACAAGTGCATATGTGGCTAATCCCGGTGCTTACAATGTTGCATCTAACGACCAGGTTAAACAAAACTTTCCGGGTACTCCACAAGGAGCAGACGGTGAGAGTTTAATTGACACTGATGTGGTACTAGCCAGTGACATTCCTTCATTGCTGTCGCAGAATCTCGACGAAGCCGGCAAGGGGATTTGGGAAGAGACAGGAATGGGCGGCCGCGCCAGTAATTCTAGGATCACTGGTATATGGAAAGAACTTGGATATCCACAGACTGGTGCTTGGCTTACTGACCAAACTGCTTGGTGTATGGGTTATGTAAATTGGGTGTTGAAACGATGCGGCTACAGATTTGTGCAAACTGCCTGGGCTTTTGATATTAGGGATAAAGCTGCTGCATATAAAGCCGTTAAGATCCCACTTAATCAAGGACAGCCTGGAGACATAGCTTTATGGAGTTATGGTCATGTGAATTTTATCTATACTGCCAGTAGCGGAACATACTCTTTTGTTGGTGGTAATCAAAGCACTAAAGCAAAAAATGTTAATAATCCCTCGAGCGGGTCTGTGACAAGATCTTGGCCAAGCGGGTATCGAACACCCGGCGACAATTCCTTAATTGGAATATTTAGACCTGTTAAGGAATAGCATGAAAAAATTCTTATGGAAAATATTAGGTTTCCTTAGTTTGGGAATGGCCTATGTTGGATTAGTTACACCAGGTATCCCCTACTCAATCTTTGTGGTGTTTGCGGCCTATTGCTTTGCCAAAGGTAGTCCCAAGATGCATGCCTGGATTTACAATCACAAACTGTTTGGACCGTTCCTTACTAACTGGGGTGAAAAGCGTGTGTTCCCACAGAAGATGAAATACTTCATGTTGTTCATGATGACAACCAGTTTGATCACCATGTGGTTGACAGCAGTCCCAGTTCGTGGTATAATATACACAGCAGTGTTTATGATGCTGGTGGCCATATGGGCTTGGAGATTCCCCAGCTCAGTTGAAGAATATGACAACAGAAAAGCACAAGGTAAAAAAATTGGATGGATTAAATGACACCTACCTATAAGGTCACTCCACTGTTTGGCGTGCCTTTGTACCAGACCAACATTGGGTCATTGGATAAAGGCATGCGCGAATTCATTGAAAATCAAGAATATGAACGCATGGCCGCCGACAACGGTGACTATACAGTGAACAAGTATATTTTAGATACTCCAGAACTTGCTCCGTTGAAAGCTAAAATTATGAAAGCGGCAGATAATTTTATCTACACAGTCTTAGACGTAAAACGCAACATGGATTTTCGCATGGAGAACAGTTGGGTGAATCGTCATTACACAGGCGACTACTCTGGACAACACTATCATGGCAACAGCCTTATCAGTGGTGTTTATTACATAGACACAGGCGTTGATACTGGTGCATTTGTATGTCACAAAGACAAGGGCAACTATAACCTATGGACCGAAACTGTGAGAGTGGACTTCAATTATCAAGACCACGGTAACGATGCCAAGCTGAATTTCTTCAATGCCGATGCTTGGGGTTTGTATCCTGCCAAAAATGACCTAATCATGTTCCCATCCATGATGACTCATTCGGTTGAGGAAAATCAATCGTCAAAGATACGATACAGTTTGGCCTTTAACCTATTCCCCCGAGGCACAGCCGGTGGTGTAATCAATACCCTAACTGTTTAAATGCAACATAGAATAACGCCATTGTTTGCAATACCTTTGTTTCAAACACATCTAGGCAATCTCAATATCATTACCAAAACTTGGTTAAAAAATCTTGAGTATCCTTATCAACGAACCGGCCACGATGGCACTGACGAAGATCTCGATGAGGGATCAAAAGGCATGTACATTCTAGACAAACCTCAACTCAAGAATTTGCGTAAACAGATAACAGACGCAATTGATTATTTTGTGCATCAATCGTTGGGCGTCGACGATGGTATAAAATTTGATATATCAACCAGCTGGGCCAATCGATATCTAAATGATGAACTTGTGATTAAACATAATCATAAAAATTCTATGATCAGTGGAGTCTACTATATAGAAACAACAGCCACCACTGCTCCAATTGTGTTTGAACAGGCATGGTCGCATGTGAACCTGTTTCACTCAACAACAACGCCCACGTTTAAAAAAACTCATGTGAACGAGTATAACTCAAGCACACATACCATTTATCCGAGAACTGGAGATCTCTTGTTGTTCCCTTCCCATCTAGAACATACAGTTCCCGCAAGTGATTCAACAGACACTAGATACAGTCTAGCATTTAATTGTTTTGCTAGAGGACATATGGGATTTGGAACTGGACAAATAACACTATGAAAAAAATAACACTAGACCAATTGGTAGAAATTGCCGCAGAAGTAGAAGCTGGCGATCCCGCAGATTGGGGTAAACTTGCTGTTGGGCAAGAACAGGCATTTAGAATGATTGGCACAAGTATACTTGACATGTTTGACAAAGAAGTGTATACTGATGATGACAAACTGATAATGTTGGCAACTATTACTAAACTAACAGTTGAAAACATGTTGCTTAATCTAAAGATTATGGATAAAAGTTCATAAATAACTCACACAGACAGCATAAATTTACAAACAAGGAAAATAGTAAAATGGTAACAGGAAAAGTAAAATGGTTTAACGACGCCAAAGGTTTTGGATTCATTACTCCGGACGATGGTGGCGCAGACTTATTTGCTCACTTTTCACAGATTAATTCGAGTGGCTTCAAGAGCCTACAAGAAGGACAAAGTGTAAGGTTTGAAGTGACTCAGGGTCAAAAAGGCGAGCAGGCTAGTAATATTCAAGCTGCCTAAAAAATTGTTGTAGAAGTCTTAAAGTAAGGCATTCTGGACGCGGGTTCGACTCCCGCCAGGTCCACCATAAAGGAGATTAGTATGGATAACGAATATAGTGCTCTAGTTGGCTTTATTGTTGTTATCGTAGTATTTGCTCTAGTCCTTTTATGATGGGCCTGCCATGGTTTCGACAGGGTGAGATAGGATAAAGATCAACACGTGGGGTCACGTAAAATACAAAAAACGTAAATGCAAACGCAGATACATTCGACTTCAGCGCAATGAGCTTCACTGGAAACACTGTTTCCGGCAAAAGCAAAGTTGCTCTAGCTGCCTAAAAAACAGCGGTCCGAGGTAGTTATACCTTGTCATCCAAAATAGCAGAACCCGCTTCGGCGGGTTTCTTTTTGGCAATATTTCCAAATTATCGTCTCGAAGTTGTGCGTGTACGCACATGTTTTGTTTGAAAGTTCACGTATAATGGTAGGATCATATTATTTAAAAAGGAAAAATTATGACAACAACAATTACAATCAAAGACAAACCGATTAACGCAACCTATCAAAATGTTACAGGCCTAACAGGCGGAACCGGAACAGGTGCTGCTTTTGATGTTACTAAAACAGACGGAGTATACTCTGTTGTTCTAGACAGTCTAGTAGCCAGTGCAGGATCGGGATACCTTGCTGGTGACACAATCACTCTTGCTGGTACGGCACTAGGCGGAGCGGCAGCTAACAACTTGATCGTTACTGTTGCTACAGTTGGCACTGCTGGTAAAATTGCTACGTTCGGTGTAGTAGGTACAGGTCGTGCTGGCGACGGCACAGTTGATATTACAGTTGATGTTACCGGTACTACAGGTATTGACACTTACACAATGGGAGGCGCAAGCACAGAGTTCACAACAACTAAAACTGCTAGTAAAGTAACCTTGGCAAGTACCTTGATATCTAACATGGAATTTAATCTTGCTGATCACGAGCGTGTTGTATTCACAGACAAAGCTATTGCCTATGATGCCGCAGGTCGTGCAGGTGATGTATACTCATTACTAGCAGCCGCACTTGGTACTGCTGATGTTACTAACGCATACAAAGGCATTGGCATTGATCTAGCCGACAAAGGTTGGACCAACAAACAATTGGCAGAAGCCCTATTAAACACAGACGTTTACAAAACAGACGCAGGTGGGGTTGGCAATGAAACTTTCATCAAGCACGTTTACAAAAACGTATTTGGCACTGATGCTGCATTGACACAGGTTACAGACTACACAGTATGGATGACTAACAATAACCTGTCACAAGCTGATGTTTTGGTTGCCGCAAGTGAGTTAGCAGCTTTTGAAACAACTATTGGGTTGGTCGGTTTAGCCACAACCGGCATTGAATATACTCCTGTTGTATAATTAATTACACGCCAAGACAGGCTCTTCGGAGCCTTTTCTTTATTAATTTTTTCTATTAGCGTCATTAAAATAATTATTGAAAAAACTATTAAAATTGCTTGACCTATAGGTTAAATAAACGTACAATATAATATCAGTACAAACACTGAGTTTTTATCACACACAAGGAGAAGATATGAAAACAGTCGGACACAAATTAGAAAAATTCACAGTCACCGGCGTCAAGCCAGGACAACCAGAAGACGCTTTCTTTGACATTACAGAGAAGTCATTTGAAGGCAAGTGGAAAGTAATCGTTTACTATCCAAAAGACTTTACATTTGTATGCCCAACAGAAATCGTAGCCTACGACAAATTGACAGGCGACTTTGCTGATCGTGATGCTGTATTGCTCACAGGTTCGACAGACAACGAGTTCTGTAAAGTTAGCTGGCAAACAGCTCACGCTGATTTGAAGAAGATCACACACAATCAGTTTGCCGACACACAACGTGGTGAGTTGAGCTTGATTGAACAGTTGGGCGTATTCTATGCACCTGCTGGTGCCGCACTTCGCGCAACATTCATTGTTGATCCAGACAACGTTATTCAACACGTTACTGTCAACAACTTGAACGTTGGTCGTAGCCCAGAAGAAACTCTGCGTGTGTTGGATGCGCTACAAACCGGTGAGCTTTGCGCTTGTAACCGTACAGTTGGCGGCGAAACACTTTAATGGAAACTAGGACAAGGACCTTGGTCAAGACCATCATCTATAGGATTTGGGTCTTATGCTCAACCTATGTGATGTTGTTGGTAACAGGACAAAGTTTAACACAGGCCCTTGTTCCTACAATCATTATAAATTGTGTCTGGATGACATCATACTATTTGTATGATAGACTTTGGGCACGTATTAAATGGGGACGAAAATGAGTTTTATTGAAACAGTAAAAGGCGCATTGCCAGACTACGCAAAAGACACCAAGTTAAATATTGACGCTGTGTTTGTGCGTAGTACATTGGATGCTGATGTTGCTATGGGTTGTGCCGTGGCCGCACTCGCCGCAACTGGCAACGGTAAGGTGTTAAGCATATTGTTAGCAGATGCGCCAGTACACGCAGAGTCAGCAATGACAGCGGCGAGCATTATGGCACAGAACAACGTCTGGTATCCCTACGTTGAGATGGCCGATGATCCTGCTCTAAAAGGCCTGCCAGCACAGTTACGCATGAATGCCATTGCCAGTCACGGTGGAACAACCAAGAGCAACTTTGAGGCATTTAGTTTGGCCGCAAGTATTGTAGGCAAGTGCCACTTCTGTGTTAAGGCACATTACGAAACGCTCAAGCAAGAAGGCTACACTGTAGAACAGCTTCGTGATATTGGCCGCATTGCCAGTGTGATGAATTCGGTGGCAAAAGTGTTAAACAGCTAAACTAGTTGACAAGAGTTAGCGATTACTGTATTATAGCAGTAATCGCTTTTCTTTTGGAGAAATTATGTTAGAGTGTTTGATTGTAGGTGATAGTATAGCAGTGGGCACACACATGTTTGCCAAAGAATGTACTCTTGTAGGCAAGGGAGGAATCAATACTTGGCAGTGGAATCGTGATTATCTAAAAAATGATTTAACCGCCAATACCGTTATTATAAGTTTAGGAAGTAATGATCATAAACATATACATACAGAAGCAGAGTTGTTAAAGATGCGTGACAAAATAAAAGGCAAACGTGTGTTTTGGATTTTGCCAGCTGGCAATCTTAAAGCAAGTCAAGTTAATATAAACTATATTCAACTAACAATAAAAGAAATTGCTAACAAATACGGCGATACTGTGTTGCCAATTACCAAATTGCAACCAGACGGCATACATCCAAGTTGGGCTGGATATAAACAACTAGCAGAACAGATAAAATAAAATCTGTCGAACACAATACAGCTAAGTAAAACACAAGGAATATCATGATTATAGAAATTAAACTAGGGCCAGATTTAACATTGGCATTTGAAGAGCCGGCAAATGATATGGGAATCGGCATTACTGCCAGTATCACTGCCATGCCAGTGCTTGACGATATAGCCAACCAGCTCTATTTCAAAGTAGATACCGGACCAAAACTTCGGTGTCGGACCGGCAACGGCAATTATCCCGAAGACATGCCAAACAGGAACAAAGCTGACAATCACGTCAGTTGGAGACTGGCGCAACACGAAGCTCGTTTATGGCAAATTGGTGGACAACCTTATCTAGGAATTGATCATCCAGACTACCAATATGAAATTGCCTTGACTGCAGAGCAGAGTGAGATATTCAGCAAGAGGTTTCCATAAGGCGTTATTCTTTGCAATAAATTGAATTGTAGGCAGTTGACAACCTCTAAACTAGATGCTATACTAGTCGTATAGTTTAACAAGTTTGGAGGTTTCTTTTGACAATGCATCTAGAAGGTCCGTGGCTTAGTACCACTGGCAAACCCAAAGGCAAGCAAAAGTTTGCATCAGCAGAACACGCAAGAAAGGCCCGTGAATTGAACGAATCGTGGAAAGAACTACAGAAGAAATGGGCTGTAGAGATTGAAGATAAGAAACGAACTCGTGGGCTGGCGGCAGAATCTTTGAGCAAATCATACTCACTGAAGATTCCTGAGGGCCGCAATACCACTGCACATATCAAAAGTGTGGATACCGGCGGCAATGCTGTGTTAAAAGCCAGTCCAATCTACACTGGAACCAAAGTCAAAGGCATTGCGACAATGCACAAGAGCAACGCTGTGCCTGTGTTCAGTGATGAAGAAGCACAAGATATCTCCAAAATGCGTCGATAATCACCAGTTTCTCGGGAGATAACGCAAGTATGAGGTATATATTAAACGTTTCGCAAAGAAACTAAGATAGTTGGTTAGATGAAAATGTCAAAAGCATGGAAGTTTAGCCCGCGGGTCTTGGCCAATGAGAAACCCGTATTTTCGGGATGCCAAGGGTCGCCAAAGGTACTAAGAGTTATGAACTTAGTGGCTAATGGAGACAACTACACGAAAGTAGGGTTCTTTCAGAGCCTCGTGAAGTTAACTCCCTTTATGTAATGTAATCTGAACTTTGGATTACACCAAGTCAAAGGAGGACTTATGGAAAAATTTATTAGATTTACCACCTATGTTATAGGTTTAATTGTAGTATGCCTATTGGTGCAGAATGTAACTTTTGCCAAAATGGAAAAGCTACGTGAGGGTCAGATGTTATCATCGCCCGACATTGTGTCAATTAAAACTAGAGAACGACAACTAGAATGCCTAGCGATGAATATCTATCGCGAAGCAGGACACGAAAACTTTGAAGGCAAAGTAGCAGTGGCACAGGTCACCATGAACAGGGCGTCTCATCCCTCGTTCCCAAAAGATGTCTGTGCAGTTGTTTTTCAAAAGTCAGTAGTGATAGACAGAGTCATTTGCCAATTCTCATGGTATTGTGACACTGCGCACAAAGCTAGACCTATTAACCAATCGGCTTACAACGAAAGTATGGCTGTGGCTAAAAAGGTATTATTGGAAGGTTTCAGACTTGACGTAATGAAAGAAGCATTGTATTATCATGCTAACTATGTCAATCCGCAATGGAATCTAGAAAAAATTGGAACAATCGGCAATCATATCTTTTACAGAGGAAAGAAATAAAATGGTAGACTTCAACAAATTTAATCCGCTGCCTCATTTTGAAAATCTTCAAGAGTTCAAAACCTGGGCTACCGCCAAAGTCAGCCACATTTCGGCAGAGACATTTGGTTGGCTAGCAGTCATTGTACTACACGCTGCCACTGTTCCTAGTCTGTTCGCTGTAATGAGTGGGTTAACTGACAAGATGCCCGCAGTGGATCTTGTGTTGTTATGCTGGGGCGGCCTAACCCTGTTATTTGTCAAAGCCACAGTGCAAAAAGACATGCTCAACGTAGTCACTATTGGATTTGGATTTATTGTCCAAGCAGTAATGATGGCGCTAATCTTCTTCAAATAAATTGGTTAAGCACCCGGTTGACATTGAGCAGCCGTGGTGCTATACTTATTATATCGTTAACACACACAGAAAGGTACACGATGAAAAAGGCAATTCTAGTAGGCTTACTTGCAACAGCTATTACAGGCTGTTCGTCAATGAAAGATATTCCAGAGCGCAAGACATTTGCTCAACCTGGTTGGTATCAAAGTTGCGCACAGGAAGGCGTTAAAGGTTGGTTCTGGTGGAGTGAAGATTATGTCTATGCCTGCGGTGCAGGAGACAGTAATTACGCTCAGGCAGCAGAAGAACAAATGGATGCGATTGCAATGAACAACTTTGCAAAACGTATCAATGGTACAGTTAATAGCGAAACATCTATTGACATTGTCAACGACAAGAAAACAACTCGTACCAAGATTACCTACAAGGTAGAAGACACCGCCATCCGCCGTCATGTGAAAAGTGAACGCGGACACTTTACTATGGCCGGAAAACATTATACTTTTGTTCGTCTTGAGATGAAGAAGGCTACATTCGATCAATTGATCGCTGAAGCTCAGACCAAGCGAGCTCAATAATGAAGGCTCTGGTCATTACAGTAGTTCCTGCACTGGCATTATTGGCGCTAACAGGCTGCGGATCTGCATCAAAAGTTGTTGCTCAGAAACCGCAGTACTGTCATACTAGTCAAACTATTACTACTCATAACAAAGAAACAGTAGATAGCAAGACTGTGTTAGAATGCACAGACGACGATATCAAACGAATTACCACGGCAAGGTTAGGTATGTCAACTAACTGCGGTGAATTTACTTATTGGATGCAGATTGGAGGAAGAGATGTTCAACGCAAAGGCGTCAGTTGTCAAAAAATGGATGGTGGCTGGGAAATTGTTAATACTGGTCGTAACTAGTCCAGCATTGGCTAATGACATCAGTAATCCTAGATTTTTCGAATATCGCTCAGGTTCGTTTATTAATGAAGTTGCGCAAATATCTTTTGGATGGTTCAAAACTTTGGACAATGATCAAAAAGATTCTTACACCCAGGCGCTGTATCATGCCGTGATGTTTGCCGAAAATGGACAGGCTGTTGAATGGTACAAACGTGATGCTAGTGGTGTTGCAGTGCCTGTGATGACATGGCCCACTGGATCGGGATATTGTAGGAGGATGCATGTGCAGGCCATAGCTTATGGTGTGCAGAGAACATTGAGTAGCACAGCCTGTTTCTCAAATGCGAGCAGTAATTGGCGTTGGATAAGGGAATAAATATTACACATGAAAATAAATCTCAGCGATAAAATTATTGCCTGGCTGGCCCTGTTCAGCGGGTTAACCATTTCTGCAGTGGCCATTTGGTACAGCGTAGCGGGTCTCGTTAGCATTTTCGCAGCCGCTGCTATCCCTATTATTGTTATGGGTGTAGTGCTAGAAGTCAGCAAATTAATTGCCACTGTATGGTTAAAAATCAATTGGGATAGAGCCCCTATTTACATTAGAAGTTATCTCATAGTTGCCATTGCCATCCTTATGGTAATTACCTCCATGGGCATCTTTGGTTTTCTATCAAAGGCACACAGTGATCAAACATTAGTGTCCGGAGATGTTCAGAGCAAAATTGCTATCTATGACGAAAAAATAAAAACTGAACGCGAAAACATCGAAGCTGGTCGCAAGGCCCTGAAACAAATGGATGCCACCATTGATGAAACCATTGCTCGCAGTAAAACTGATCAAGGGGCTGTCAATGCCAATACCATGCGTCAACGCCAGGCCAAAGAAAGAGCCCAGATAAATTCTGACATAACTAAATCGCAAAAGGCCATTGCCACTCTTAATGAAGAACGTGCTCCAATTGCGGCCGAAATACGCAAGGTTGAAGCTGAAGTTGGTCCCATCAAATACATAGCTGCCTTTGTGTATGGCAGCAATCCCGATGCCAACCTATTAGAAAAAGCGGTGACTTGGGTAATTATTATCATTGTTTCAGTATTTGATCCTTTGGCAGTGATACTGCTGTTGGCCAGCCAATATAGTTTTCAATGGTTTCGCAGAGCCGAAGAAGACCACAAGGAATCTCTAGAAAATTCCATACCAACAGATAACAAAGATGGTCCTCCAACCAATGAAGAAATTACTCCAAGATCAGAACCTTTTATACCACCAGCCACAAATTTATGGCCGTTTCCCGCAGCCGCATATATACAAACAACACACACAGCACCTGTCGTAGATTCTTTCACAACACAGCCGACCGCACTAGGAGGTGATATAACGGCGTCTGAGGAACTGCATGAAGAGGATGACGACTACGACGAAAATGACACAGTTGAGATTAGAGAAGCCAAGCGAAATTGGAAACACGATCATCCGGACGATTCTTTGAAAAGACACAGACGTCTTTTAGAAAATGGTTTGATTGATCGTCTTCCTTGGGAAGAGTACCTAAAAGCTGCCCCCGACTTTACAGACAATGAAGCCGCAGAAGAAGCAGCGAAATGGGCTCTAGAACAAGTTGAAGAAACTAAAAAAAAAGATAACAGCATGGATGGAACGGGAACAGGGTCAACAGATTCGCAAGATTCAGGAAAGCTAGTGGGCTATATTCAAAATGCCGAGCAGAATGAATCTACGATCTGGCAAAAGGTCAAACAAGTCAAAGGACAAGGATGACAGCCAAGGTAGTTGTAGTCACTGCTCCTGACGATGTATTGATTGATGGTTTTAGATTGTTGTTGGTAGATCTCAATGCTGAACAGACCAAAATCATTTCAGATAGTTTGTTGAATCTAAAATCACAGCATGATATCATTACCTATCTTTGGTCATCTGATCACGACACGGATTGGCTGCTGGACAAAAAATCCAAGAGCGATCTCATCATATTCAACGCAGATAGCGCAAACAGTCTTGTTATAGGATACATCTGCGCTCAAAAAAATTCACACTACTTTGGCAACCTAAGAAATTTATCACGTGCTAATGCAAAGGCTATATATGCTAGTGAGGATTGTGAATCTTTACTTAACCTAACCATAAACAATTATGAATAAATCAAGAGTTACTCTAGGGAGAACCGTAGTTCTCAAAGAAGGCGAAAATATCAATCAGGCTCTCCGCCGATTCAAAAAGAAAGTCGAAGAAAGTGGTATTCTCGATGAACTGAGACAAAAAGAGTTTTACGAAAAACCCACAACCATGCGCAAACGCCTCAAAGGTGCAGCAGTGGCTAGATGGCGCAAGAAACTGCGTGAAAACGAATTACCTAAAAAAATGTTTTAATCTATTGACATTCTGTCAGAAAGGTAGTATAATAACTGTATGAACACAGATATTATGATCGACTTGGAGACGCTAGACGTTCTCCCCACAGCAACAATCTTAACCATTGGTGCAGTTAAATTTGATCCATTTGGTGATGATGTAAACGAAAAAAAATGTGAGAAATTTTATGTCCGTGTTGATGTTGATAGTTGTGATCGGATTGGTGCTACGGTTTCGCAGGCTACCTTAGATTGGTGGGCTTCACAATCACAGGAAGCTCAGAACGAAGCATTTGATCCTGCAAACAGAGTCTCTATTGAAGAAGCAATGACACAACTGTACAAGTTTTGTTGGGGCGGCAAAAGAGTATGGAGTCACGGTGCTGGCTTTGATGTTACTATTCTAGAATGGTATTTTCGTAAGATCGGCAAAGCTATTCCTTGGAGCTTCTGGGAAGTTCGCGACACTCGCACAATTTTCGATGTAGGTATCAATCCCAACCGTCCTCCAGTGCTAAAACATCATGCTCTCGAAGATGCGTGGAATCAAGCAGTAGGTGTGCAAAATGTCTACAAAGCTCTGCGGACCAGTACAATGAGCGACGGTAACTATATCGCACCATTTGCAAATCAAAGGTAATATATGGACAGTCAAACCAAAGAAGTAATGGACATTCTCCAAGAAGAATGTGCTGAAGTAATTCAAGCGGTAAGTAAAATCAGCCGCTTCGGACTAGACAATTTTAAACCAGGAAAACCTAAAACCAATAGGCAACATCTGGAAGAAGAGCTAGGCGATATGATAACCATGATTGATATCTTGCACAACATGGATATTGTAAGCTGGACAAATATCGACCGTGCAGCTGAAGCTAAACGTGAAAAACTAAAAAAATGGTCAAATATTCAGAATTTAGAGAATATTTGATATAAATAAAATCGTAAGCTGCACCAAAGCGGGCGGTTTATAGAGCATAGTGCTCACAATCTAGATCTTACTTTAAAAGGAGATAATTATGTCTAAGATCATCGGTATCGATTTAGGTACCACAAACTCATGTGTAGCTGTTATTGAAAACGGCATCCCCAAAGTAATTGAAAATGCAGAAGGTGCTAGAACAACACCTTCAATCGTTGCCTACGGCAAAGATGAAATTCTCGTAGGTGCTTCAGCAAAACGTCAATCAGTTACTAACCCCAAAAATACAATCTATGCTTCAAAGCGTTTGATTGGACGCAAGTTTAAAGAGGAAGCTGTTCAAAAGGACATCAACCTTATGCCCTACGAAATCATGGAAGCCAAGAATGGCGATGCATGGGTTCGTGCTAATGGTCAAGAGTTGGCGCCTCCACAAATCTCAGCAGAAGTTTTGCGTAAGATGAAAAAGACAGCGGAGGATTATCTAGGTCATGAAGTTACTCAAGCAGTTATCACAGTTCCTGCGTACTTTAACGACAGCCAAAGACAAGCTACTAAAGACGCTGGACAAATCGCAGGCCTGGAGGTACTCCGTATTATTAACGAGCCTACTGCGGCAGCTCTTGCTTATGGCGTTGATAAAGCTGATAAAAGAGATAGGAAAATTGCTGTTTACGATCTTGGTGGCGGTACATTCGATGTTTCGATCATCGAAATAGCCAACGTAGATGGAGACAAGCAGATCGAAGTATTGAGCACAAACGGCGATACATTCCTTGGCGGTGAAGACTTTGACCAACGTATTATGGATTACTTGGTTGAAGAATTCCGCAAGGATCAAGGTGTTGATCTAACCAAAGATGTACTTGCTCTACAGCGTTTAAAAGAATCTGCTGAGAAGGCAAAAATTGAATTGTCTAGCTCTGCAAGCACAAGTGTTAATTTGCCATACATCACAGCAGACGCAAGTGGCCCTAAGCACATGAATATCACTATTAGCCGTAGCAAGTTAGAACAGCTTGTTGACGAGTTAATCACTCGCTCAATTGAGCCATGTAAAGTTGCCATGAAAGATGCAGGTGTCACAGCCGCTGACATCGATGAAGTTATTCTTGTTGGTGGTATGACACGTATGCCAAAGGTACAAGAAGCCGTTGAAAAATTATTTGGCAAGGCACCACGTAAGGATGTTAATCCAGACGAAGCTGTTGCCGCAGGTGCCGCAGTACAAGGTGCTGTTCTCGGTGGCGATCGTACTGATGTGTTGTTGCTAGATGTGACTCCACTGAGTTTGGGTATTGAAACAATGGGCGGTGTGTTTGCAAAGGTTATTCAAAAGAACACAACCATTCCGACTAAGGGACAGCAGACATTCTCAACAGCAGAAGACAATCAACCTGCGGTGACTATCAAGGTATTCCAAGGTGAGCGTGATCTAGTACAATACAACAAATTGCTAGGTGAATTCAATCTTGAAGGTATTCAACCGCAACGTCGTGGACAGCCGCAAATCGAAGTTACATTTGATATTGATGCTAACGGTATCATGAATATCTCGGCCAAGGACAAGAGCACAGGCAAAGAAAACAAGATCACTATTAAATCAGATAGCGGTCTAAGCAAAGAAGAAATTGAACGCATGGTACGTGAAGCTGAAGAAAATGCAGAGAGTGATCAAAAAGCTCGAACATTAATTGATGCTCGCAACCAAGCTGAAGCAACTGTACATGAAGTTAAAAAAGATCTTGAAGAATTTAAAGATGAATTAACTGATACAGAAAAGACAGAAATCGAGACAGCAGTTAAATCAGTCGAAGACGCTATGAAAGAAGATGACGCTGATAAAATTAAAGCTGAACTCGAAAAAGTTTTTCCGGCAATGAAAACATTGTTGGAGAAAAAGCAGGCCAAGGAACAGGCAGCTCAGGCGCCTCAACCAGAAGCCAAAGCAGATGACAATGTGGTAGACGCTACGTTTACAGAAACTAAGTCTAGCTAATTGTCTTGGGGGCACCTTCGGGGTCCCCATTGTTCTTACTTTATAAGGAGACTATTATGAACAATAACGCATTACAAAGAATTGAAGCTATTAATAGAGCACTGATTGGTTTTGACACCATGTTCGACCAAATGGAACGTAGATTTTCCAACAGTGTGTCCAACAACTATCCTCCGCACAATATACTCAAGACTGGTGAGAATCAGTATGAGATTCAAATTGCTGTGACAGGATTTGAAAAATCGGAAATTTCCGTAACTGTAGAAGCTAATGTGCTTACAGTAAAAGGCGAAGGAGCAGAATCTGTTCGCCATGAGAATCCGGAAATTGTTTACTTGCATCGTGGTCTAGCCACCCGCGACTTTGTTCGTGAGTTTCCACTTGCTGAACACATGGAAGTTGCAGGTGCAGAAATCCGCAATGGCATGCTGATTGTGAAATTGATCCGCAATATTCCCGAGTCTGAAAAGCCACGTGTGATTGACATTGTGGAAGTTAAATAATCAATCAATGGGGGAGAAATCCCCCAGTTGGAGAAATAAAAATGACCACTGAAATTCAAATAGAAGAAAAAATTATAACAAGTTTACAGCCACCTAAAATGTGGAAAGTAATCGTGCTCAACGATGAAAAGACTCCTATGGAGTTTGTGATAGAATTGTTAACTGACATATTTAAACACAGTGTAAGTGCAGCCAAAGATATCACTCTGGAAATACATAATTCTGGCAGTGCTGTGGCAGGAGTCTACACTCATGAGATTGCCGAGACCAAAGGCATAGAATCAACTCAACTGGCTCGAAGTAATGGGTTTCCATTGCGCATCACACTAGAACAAGAAGAATGACCTTTGACGATGTGCGATTAATCAAACATCAATTTACAGGGGCACGTAGATTCGGTTATTGGGTTCATTTTAGAGATCAGCGTCCCAGTTCTCAAGCCAGTGGCAAGTCCGGCAAACTAAGTATAATACGATTTGTAGAATCAGCTTTTGGTCCATTGGGAACACGTTGGCAGTATCAAAGATTCAATGTCAACGATTATATTCTCAAGCTCAACAGTGAACAGGATCTTGTGATGCTGATACTACGTTTCAGATAATTACGGAGTCATAATGAGCCTAAGAGAATTAACCAAAGACAATCACACCAATGCAGAAAGACAGGAGTTTGTAAAAATACTGTTTTCAGGAACCATAGATCCCAAACTGTACGCTACATATCTCTACAATCAATTTCCTATGTATGAGCTGTTAGAAGTATGTGCCATGCCGCATGGACTGCTGTCTGACATGCCAGGAATCTTACGGGCCAAGGCCATTAGAGCTGACTTTGAGGAATTATGGGGATCAGACGAAGAAGATAGACCCAAAATGTGTGCAGTGGTAAAAGAGTATATGGATCATATTATGAAAATTAAAGATGATCCTAAATTGCTAATGGCACACCTTTATGTACGACACATGGGCGATCTAGCTGGCGGACAAATGATTGCCAAAAAGGTGCCCGGGGCTGGCAAGTACTATCAATTTGAAGATGCCGATAGTCTAAAAGCAGCAGTTCGTTTAAAAATCGACGACAGCATGGCCGACGAAGCAAAAGTCTGTTTTGATTTTGCTACACAATTTTTTAAAGAGATGATGGAAATTGCAAACATCAACAAGTAAAGTCTGGCAAACACTCATTGAAGTGCAAGAGCTGTTTATTGAACAGTTCAACAAAACCGGAAAGGAAGTATATGAAACGGGTATGGATCGCTTCAACAGCCCTGGTTGGGTTAATCGTGTTTGGACCAGTAGCAGTTATCGTAGGGCTCACGTTGATGTTGTGGATGCTAGAGAAACCAAAGGACTCTGGATGATGCACTGTTGCATCTTCCCGCATACACATAATCCTGCACCGATCTTTGGATTCGATGTAATTGCAGGCAAGAACAAGATCACCGGGTGTTTCTATGATTACTCAGCTGCCGGCGATAAAGAACATGCTATGATGGATTGGTTTGCAGAAGAAGCACAAAAGCTAGAGTGGAATAAAACTCGCAAACTGCCAGATTGGGCAGAACGTATCTTTAGCCCTAGTATGGTAGCTGCTGGGAACGTTAGCGATGAAGAAGAACTAGCACAGATTATTGCCATGGCAAAAGAGGGCATACAGCACTATTTGAGCACGGTAGCAGAAACCAATAATACAGCTAACGATACTACAGAGGCACAGAACTACTACTGCGAAAATCAAAAGCAGAACCCGCATACACCACGTGTAATGGTTAGTTTAGGGCTTTCAGAAGAGGACGTTAAACATTTTATTCAAGAATGCCTGTTCCCTGAAATCAGCTAAATATTAGCTATGAGAGCATTTGAAATAATTACAGAATCAGAAGGCGGGATTATCCGTCGTGCCCAAGAGGTTAGTCAGGGCAAAACTATCACGTTTGCTAAAGATGGTAAAAAAATTAACCTAGTTAGCACAACAGTTATTCCTGAAACTGAATTGAGATATGAAGTTCAAACTGATCTCGAACAAGGTTTAAAAGATGCTCTTGCAGCACTGGGCAATCCCACAGTATATTATTACAGTAAAGTGCAGGGAAAATCCGGAGCAGCATTAATTACCCTATGGGAAGACGAAAACAAGAAATCAATTGCGTTCGTTAAATTTACTAATACAAAAAAAGCCGGAGCATTTCCAATTGCATGGACAAATGCAGATTTTGGAAGAGATACTGGCTACACACAAACTGATAATAAAATTGCAGAACGTGCGCAGTTTGATATTAAACCCAACAAGTTGTTTGCTACAGACATTGATATTCCTGTTGCAACACTGCCTAAGCAGATTAAACAAAAAGAAGATCTATCTCCAGAGATTAATCAACAGATTAGTCAACTGTTGACAAATGTACTAACCAACTCAACAACTCCAGTTCCGGGTGCTGATCAATATATGACAACCTATGAAGTTGATCTTGGTGAAAGTGCAGCACCAATTGCACTAGTCACCGGTAATTTTGTCACCGGTAGTTATAGAGAAGCTGAAGCAGCATTATTAACTCCTATTGGGCTAACTTGGAACGGTATTAAATCTGTACTGTTTCCAGGCGGTGGATCAAATTTATTATACGACAGTTATCTAAGACTGAACAAAACTACTTCTTTAAAAGTAAGTAGCAAAGATAAAAAAGGTGGTGCTGCTGCCGCAGTCACAGGGCTATTAAAAGATATTCAAGAAAATCCAGAACGTTTTTCAGAAGTCACAGACAAGCCCAACTATCAAGAGATTTTAAAAATTATTAACGTAATTGCATCTAACTCTGCAATTACAGGTCCATTAGAATTAGCAGTAAAATTTGGCTTTATTGACAGTACTGATGCGGCCAATGTCCAACAGAATTTAGGCCAGGCAATTAAATATAATCCGCAACTACCGTGGGCAACTACTCCCGGAGTACAGTCGGCATTTAAAAGAAAAGGTGCAAAGTTTGAAGACCCTGCATATGATATGGGATATCACGCATTGGCAGGTATCGCTGAACTAGTAGCAGATCATTTGAACAAGATGCCAGGTATGAGCGATTTCTTTAAAGCCGTACTTGAGAGATCAACAATGATCCAGGTAAAATCTAGAATTGCCAAAGGTAGTGGTGGCGCATTCTTTAACTCTTTCCAGGTCATTTATCCGCCAGTGTTCGACGGCATTATCAAAGTGGTCGCTGGCAACAACTACATGTCTACTCGTAGACCAGTTGGCAAAATTAGTTTTAAAATCCCCTAAGTAAACTAGTATTTTAATATAATCGGTTTTTGCTCTAAATATACATAACAAGTATAACCGGGAGCGAATCGATGGTTAAGTTTATAATAGCCACCATATTAATGGCTACAGCATCAGTAGTCAATGGTGCAGAATTACAACACAATTTTAATAGTCCATCCTTTTCAGGGATTGGATATAGTTCTCACGTTCTAACACTCTATCAATTAGAGACACAGGCCAGAGACAAAAATAAAGCAGCAGCTGATGCTCTTAAAGCAAAGGCAGAGAGTGATGCATTAAACACTCCGCAGGCTAAGTTTCAAGCAAACTTAGAAAGTCGTATCTATTCACAGTTGGCCAAGCAGATTACAGATAGTTTGTTTGGTGTTAACGGTGTTCCAGTGTGTACTGCTAACAGTGCAGGTAATTGCGGACAAATGGAAGTTGCCGGTAATAACATCACCTGGAAAGTAGAAGGTACATTTATTATTGTTAGAATTGAAAATGTATTAGATCCAAGACAATTTACAGAAATGAAGGTGCCAAGTGGCACATTTGGATTTGGAGGATAATACATGAAACAAACACTATTATCCCTGGCCGTTGTAGCAGTATTGAGTGGGTGCGCATCAAGTTCGGCTATCAAAGAAAAAATAACTGGAAACCAGTTTGACGAACCGAAAGTCGAGTCTAGTAAATTTCTAAAGAAAGACTCTAATAAATTACAACCACCAGAAGGCGGACCGTTAACAGTGGCAGTGTATGGATTTAGAGATCTAACAGGGCAACGTAAAAGCCAGCCACTGATTGCGTCATTAAGTTCAGCTGTTACACAAGGTGCTGAAAACTATCTAATCAAGGCCCTACAGGATGTAGGTGATCAACGCTGGTTCACAGTACTAGAACGTGTTGGCCTAGAGAACTTGATCAAAGAACGTCAAATGATTCGTCAAATGCGTGAGCAATACCAAGGCCGTGATGCCAAGATGTTGCCCCCAATGATGTTTGCCGGGATCATCATGGAAGGTGGCATTGTTGGCTACGATAGCAATACACTAACAGGCGGTAGTGGAGTAAGACTGTTTGGTATTGGGGCAAGCACACAATACCAATCAGACACTGTGACAGTTACCTTAAGAACAGTGAGCGTGTCTACAGGCGAAATTTTAACAACTGTGACAGTAACTAAAACAGTGTTAAGTTATATGGACAAAGTGACATTATTGCGATTTGTTGGAGATGGCACAACTTTAGGTGCAAATGCAAATGCATTAGAGGGTGAGATCGGCGGCAGCATAAATGAAAGTATCAACAAGGCAATCGACGTAGCTGTACAGGCAGCAGTGATTCAAACTATTAATGAAGGTGCTCGTAAAGGACACTGGGCATTTAAAAGCAATAAAGTAAGTTCTCCGGTTGCCGTTATTCCGGCGATACCTGCACCAGTAGTAATACCTGCACCAGTAGTAATACCTGCACCAGTAGTAATATCAGTACCAGTAGTAGAGGAGAAGAAAGATGTCGTGGTTCAATCACAAGCCAAACCCGAAACCAAAACCGAAGCCGTATCCAGTGCCCCCGCAGAAATAAAGAAAGAAGTTGTACCGGTTGAAAAACTTTCAGGTGAGATGATTTTAAAGGAAGCTTCTTACATTTATAAAGAGCCCGACCTAACAAGTCAAAAAACTTGGCAGTTTAAGAAAGGTGCTTTAGTTACAATTATAGGACAAGAGGGTGATTGGGTAGCAGTCAGTGACTCACAAAAACGAAAAGGATTTGTTAATAAGGATGTACTGGTTAACAAACCTTAATGGTGTTGGAATTTTAACATGTTGAAATTTTAACATGTTGAAATTTTAACAGCGGCATTTAATTTCTAGAGTACAGAGATTAAATAAAATTACAAGAAGTAAGTCTACGGAGAGGAGTAGATTAGAGAAGTGGTATAATTATAGGTCAATGACCAGGAACTTGTCAGCAAACAATAAACTGACATTTTAAAAAAATGAAACAAACAATGACAGGCGGTTGTGGGTTGTCGAGAAAATTACTCACAGTGATGCTGATGAGCTTTGCCACCATAAGTGGTGCTCAGACAGCAACAGGTCCTAACAAGGTTTATATCGAACAAGTGGGTAGTAGCAATACTATCACAATTGAACAAGTTGGCGGGACTAACAATGTTGGCGGCGTTACTACAACTGTAGCAACGACAGTAGCAGGAACAGGTATTACTACACTGACTCCAGACGCACCGAGTGCTACTAACTATGGAACTATTACCGGAAGCACAAACATAGTTGACATTACACAAACAGGAAATGCTAACAGTAGCCAATACAATATTCGTGGAAGTAATAACAGCTACACTACTAATATGTTAGGCAATGGTAATCAAACTAGATTAACTATTGGCAATACCAACAACGCTACAAACAGCCAAAACGTTATTACAGAACAAATTATCGGTAATAACAATATGATTCTACAAGATCTAGTTGGTAGCAATATTACTACTAACACAGTTTTGGATGGAGATAATAACCAAGTTACTAGTAGTTTGTTAAGCAGCAGAGGTAGTGTATCAAATGTAGCTAATGGAAACGCTAACGTGTTCAACATCCAGCAATTAGATGCAGCGGGTGCTAACGGACATGTTCTTGCTATGATGACCACAGGCGACTACAACAGCATCACCACACAGCAACAAGGCACCAACGATACCACAGTTAATATACAAACACAGGGTAGCAACAACACTATCACAGTTCGTACAAGTAGTTCAGCTATTGTATCTCCAGCCACAGCGATTGCGAGATAATTATGCGTGTCTTGTTGTTAGCCCTACTGCTAACAGTGGCCAGCCCTTCTTGGGCTGGCATTGGCACGGTTTCAGAAAACAAAGGCACAGCCTGTGAAGTTGAACGCAATAAGAAAAAGATGTCAGGAGTTAAGGGTGCTGAAATTGAAAGCATGGACACTTATACAACCGGTGCTTGTGTAAGTAATATAACATTCAAAGATGATACCAAAGTCAAAGTTACAGAAAACAGCAGATTGCTTATCGACGATTTTGTTTTCGATCCTAAGAAATCAGATGCAGGCAAGCTCGCGCTCAAAGTTGGTATGGGCACTGTCCGATACGCTAGCGGACAAATTGCTAAAAATAATCCGCAACAGGTAAACATCAAAACTCCAACAGCTACAGTAGCAGTGCGTGGCACTGATTTCACTATGACTGTGGATGAAACTGGGCAAAGTCTTATCATGCTGGTTCCTAGTTGTAAAGACGAAAAAGACGTTAAACAATTTGAACTAGATGAACAACGATGTAAGGTTGGCAGTATCACAGTGACTACAGGCATTGGATCAGTGACCTTAGACAAGGCATTCGAAGCTACCTATGTCACCAGTGCTTCAATGATGCCAACTTCCCCAGTTATTGTCAATACCGTTGAAGGCAAGATAGGTAATAACTTAATCATTGTTAAGCCTCAAGAAGTCTTGCAGGCAATTAAAGATGCCGGCAGATCAAAACGTGATACTGAATTAGAAGAACTCGAGGCAGACGCCCAACGACAAATAGCTATGCGTGTTGAAAAAGCCAACGAAAAAAGCGACCCTGTACTATTGCCAGATACATTTTCTGATGGTAAGAAAGGATGTAATCCAAGTACTACTGTTTGCGTGGCATGGGAAAAGAACGACTCTCCTGATATACAAAGTAAAGGCAAAGGTACAGCCTATAGAAGTAATACAGATCATTATGCTGAAGTTAAAACCACAGGCTATGATTCAAACACATTTGTGTCTATAAGCCACAATGATCAATATGCGTTTACGTTTGTTGGTAGCGGAGATCCAGGCGGTAATGTAGTAAACATTGTACAAAAGACTGGAGTGTTAAGACGTCCATGAAACGAATAATTTTTTTATTGTTATTATTCTGCTCTAACGCATTTGGCGCCCTAACAGATATAAAGTTTGGACGATACCAAATTGCAGACAGCCAATGGAATGTCAGTGCCTGTTTGAATACAACAACCTGCCAAATTTACAGTAAGCAACCTGGTACTATGTACAAAATACCATGGTTCAATGGAACTTGGAGTTGGCAGTCAGGACAGTATGTACAATTTGGGTTGACAGGGAATGCCAGCTATCCCTACGAAGGCAAAGTTTACAACAGCAACGGCACACTAGCTGGTACTATAGGCACAGGTAAAATTGTCAACATGGGTCCAGATTATTTCTTCTTTGTAGGCAATGACAACAATACAGGACAGCTATTCAGTGGCAGCTCGGGTATGTCAACTACCAGCGGAGTATCGTGGACTGGCGCACTTAATCCGACTATACAACAGGCCGATACATACGCTAACGCCACGTATTCTACAGTACCGTTAAGTTCAGGGCAGACTGCTACATCTACTCCTAGTAATGCGGCGCCGCCGCCACCTGCGCCTACCGCAATTTACAATAACAGTTCTGGTGTGTATGTTACCAGAGCAATACCAACTAGCAATAATAGTCCAAGCAATGAAGGTCCTACTAATGCGTTTGATAACAATCCCTATACCAAGTACTTAAACTTCGATAAACAAAATGCTGGAGTTACTATCCAATTAAATGCTGGGCGAGTTGTTACTAGTTTTAAATTAACTACAGCTAATGATGCTGTAGAGCGAGATCCAACAAGTTATAAACTCTACGGATCAAATGACGGATCAACATGGACATTAATTCAACAAGGCGCACTATCTTTGTCCGATAATAGATTTAGTGTTAGTAGCGATATCGCAGTAACTAACTCTACGGCCTATGTTTATTATTTTATGATATTCCCTTCTATTAAAAACAATGCTGGTAATAGCGTACAAATTGCAGAGATTACCTATTTCTATGATGCTAATAGTACAACCACAAGTACAGCAACTAGCAATACTATTGTTGATCCAACAACCGCCGCCGCAAATACGTTATGTTGCGGTGGATCAGCAGCCGCATTTAATGCTAACACAACAAACACGGCTAAAGTTTTAACATTCGTTAATAGAACAACTGCCGATAGCCAAGTACACATAGAACAGATCGGCACACAAAACGTAGTTGAAGTAAATCAAAGCGGGACTAAAAATAATTATGTCGAATATTACGGCAATGGTCTAAGCAATGATATTAATATCGCACAAACAGGAAATGCTACAACACAGGCAAATTATGTTGACTTGAGAGTTGTGGGTAATTTTAACTTAGTAGATCTACAACAGACCAGTACTGGTGGTACTAAAGGAATATTTGCTGATGTCAGCGGCAATAACAATAGTTTGCTGGTACAACAAAAAGACGGCGGCAGTCACTATGCTGAAATCACACTAAGTGGCGGTAATAAGAATGTCGACGTACTGCAACAAGGCAGCGCCAGTCATATGGCCAAAGTTAATCTAAGCGGTACACCTACTGATCTAAGTCTAACACAAAGTGGCAGTACTCAAAACTACTATTCAATCACTCACAACTGCACCACTGTAGGCGGTTGTGCTAAAATTACTGTGACACAGGGACAATAAAACAGCATAAATATTTCATGCTGAAAAAAATCCTAACTAGTCCTTGGACTGCCCTATTAACATTGGCACTTATTGTAAGTATAAGAATCGCCGATCCTGTCTTTGTAGAAAGTGTAAGACTACGCTATTTTGATACACTGATTACACAAAAAGCTCCAACTGCTAATAACATCTATACGGTAAACATAGATGAAGCTGCATTGGACAAATACGGACAGTGGCCACTACCGAGGGCAGAGTATGCAAAAATTATTAAAGATCTTTATGATCGTGGTGCTGGCCTTGTTGTGCTCAATGTTATCATGGCTGAGCCTGATCGCACTGGTGGCGATGCTGTTCTCGCAACGGCCCTAAAACAATATCCAGTTGTAATGGGCAGCGTACCATCACAAAAAACTAAGAACTCTCCTCGCAATCCAGGTAGTGCTGTACTAGGTCCAGAGTGGCAGGATCAAATTGTACAATACCCGGGACTTATTGCCAATGTACCTCAGTTAGAAAATGCAGCAGCAGGCATTGGTATCGTTAGTACACTGCCAGAAGTAGACGGTGTTAATCGACGACTGCCCCTAGTTGTATCCGTTGATGGTAAATTATATCCCAGTATGTCTATGGAAGCACTTAGAGTCGCAGCTGGTGATTCAACCTTCCAAGTCAAGCTCAATGAAAATGGTGTTGAGAAAATGCGCATACCCAAGTTTGGTCCTATTACAACAGATGCGTTAGGTCGTGTATGGATCGATTGGAGTCAAGAAAACCAACAGGCGAGTCTTTTGGACTTGCCCAAAAACTTTAATGGTGCTATAGTTATAGTAGGTCCAACAGCCGCAGGCATTGCTAATCCTTTGCCTACAGCTAAAGGTGCAGTGTGGCCGCAGGATGTACAAGCGGCAGCAATGGCAACTATGATCAACGGAGTGGTAATTCAACGTCCCGACTATGCCGACGGAGTTGAAATCCTAGCATTACTAGTATTCGGCATATTGTTAATTTTCTTATCGAGGTGGACTTATGTTGGAATTGGTTCTGCTGTGGTTATTGTTGGTGCCGTCGTTCCTGGTACTATGTACGCTTTCAGTAATTGGCTCATCCTATCAGATGCGACTGCAATCACGTTTGGGCTTGTTATCGTTGCTCTTCATACTTATGGCGTTAAATTTGTAAGCGAGTTCTTACAGAAGCAGGCCATAAAGAAACAGTTTGCGGGTTATTGCTCTAAAGAAGTTGTAGAGCTACTACAAAAAGATCCAGACTTAATCAAGCGTGGTGTACGCAAAGATGTATCAGTTATGTTCAGTGACCTGCGTGGCTTTACTCCTATTGGTGAACACTATGGTGATGATGTAGGCGGACTAGGCAAGTATATGAACGGCTACATGGATGCTATCAGTCGTCCTATCATGAACAACAACGGCATGATATTAAAGTATGTAGGTGATGCGAGTATGCACATACATGGTGCTCCTATCGAAGACACCAATCATGCTAGAACTATTGTTGCTGTTGGCCTAGAGATGCTGGATGCTGTTGACGAATACACAAAACTGATGGAAGCACAAGGATTACCACCTGCCGCAATGGGTTGGGGTTGCAATACTGGTATTGGCTTTATTGGCGAGATGGGATCAACTGACAGACACGGTTATGACATCTTAGGTGATATGGTGTCAACCGCGGCACGACTAGAAGCACGTTGTAAGGCCTATGGTGTACTATGTATTATTGGTGCTGAAACATACAATCGTACCAAAGACGACTTCTTTTATCTAATGATAGATAACTTACAGCCTAAAGGAAAAACTGTGGCAGACTTGATCTATACAGTATTACGTACTAAGGGTGCAGACTACACTAGAGATAAGATAGCACACGAAGTGATGCATGACTTGTACCGACAGAAAAAGTTTGACGAAGCTGCCGCTATGTGTGCAAAGCTAAAGGGCAACTTTGGTGGACAAATGGACAAGTACTACAAAATCTGGATCGAGCGTTGCGACTTTATGAAACTGCAAGATCTAGGCGACAACTGGAACGGCGAGTTTGTTGCTCACGAGAAGTAATCTTATCTAACTATCATAGCAAAAGTAAACATCACCGTAGGGACCGCTATTGCCATAAAACTTGTACCTATAAGTACTCTGTCTATCATGTCAGACTGTGCTTGTATTTTGGCATTTTTTATGTCTGCTTCTAGTTTAGCACGTTCTTTATACATACGCACACGCTCGGCCATCATCTCGTCCCAAACATCTTTGTTACCTGACCATATCAACATTTCTTTCAATTCTTTTTCAGTGTCACGCAAGGCCTTGCTCTGCATGGCAATCTGAACTGACATGGCTCTAATCTGACCGTCTGTGAGAATCTTTTTGCTAGTTTGTGCCTCTACATTAGCACTGTGAATCTTATCGCTGTTTTCAAAGAACTTGGCAAACTGTCCATAGAGACTGTTGACATCTTTGCCCAGAGCAATGGCCTTTTTAATATAGCTCACTGACTGTTGTGCGGCCGTGAAGGCAATACCAAGTGTGATAGGATCAATCATGTTTTCTTGGGTGCCTTATCTTTAGGTGGAGGTTTAGACCATTCCAGGCATACCACTTTGCGATTGTATACATCGCCAGTCCATGTCCATTTGACACACCGAGGCTCGTTTGATAACATGCCTGCTAGTAATAGCGAGGCAATTGCATTTACCATAATCGCTCCTCCTACAAATTAACTTTCGCCTGCTGCGGCTGACTTATCGTCCTCAGATTTCTTTTTAGATTGTGTAATCTTGTTAATTTCTGTTTCTGCTTCTACACGTTCAAACTCAATTGTCTTGCCTCGTAGGTGTAATACTGTATTGACCTTTTGATTTAGTCGAATCAAATCGTTGTCCAACATACGTATACGATCGATTAGGGCGATAAGAACGGTGTTAGCTTCGCTGATAACGGGCTTGACTTCTTTCGTGGCCCATTCCCAAACATACTTGATGATAAAGCCCATTCCCACTGCCATGACAATTGGAAAACCATATTTGTTTACAAGTTCAACTATATCCATTTATTTTACCTCCTTCCAGATTCCCCAAGGGTCCCAGATTTTCTTTTCTTTTTCTGCGGGCTCGTAATAATACCAAACTGCTACTGATGCTAGAACTAAAACCTCTAGCATCCAAAACACTAGAAATGCTTCAAACAACATAGTTCGCTCCTATTTGTTGATTAAACTGTTAACCCAAATATCAATCCTATTACGAATCCTACTAGTCCTGCCTTAACAAGATCAATATCATGCCACAACGGTTGATTTTTTAAATATTCTCTAGTATGTTCAGGCAAACTGTCATACCAGTTAGTCCACTTGTCCATTTTCACCGTCCTTTAAAAATTTTACCAACGGGTCTACTTTTTTAAGATAGCATCTTCCGTCAATGTTAACTAGCTGGAAATAGTCTCCGCCTTTCCATCCTAGCTTATCTACGTTAAGTTCGTTATCCAATATTATTCCATTTGGACTTAGATCCCACGAATAGTCAAAATGCAACATCAATCTCTCCTCGCCCACTCTGCTGGCCATTTTGGGTTTGTAGCCTTTTGCTCGCGCACCATTCGAAACCATTCTTTCCTTACTGCTAGATCATGTTTCATACGATCTAATTTAGAGTCTGAATTATCGCTATAAAATATATAATAGAATGCTATGCCAAATCCAAAACTTAATAAAAAATATGCGATCAGTTTTAGATCTAGAACGAAATTAATCTCTACGAGCATCATTCTTTCCATCGGCTCGGGCAATACGATCTGCATCAGGCCGTAGACCTAGTGCATTGGATACAATAGTATCAATACGTATTACATCGTGATTCATGGTTTTGACACGATTGTCTAGAGCAATAATAATGCCCTTCATGCCGTTGATAGAGCCAAGTACGCCCTGTAGCAATAGCTTAATGGTTAAGTATACAAAATACCCACCTGCTAGTGCAGCGGCTACTGGCATGCCCAGATCGCCTATAATCTTGAAAATGTCGCCCATCGGTTCGCTCCCGGTTATATGAGTATTTAACCGATTGACAGGGTTTTAAACTGATGCTATAATATATGTACATTATCGGAAAATACCATGAAAATTAAATTGGTTTCAGACCTGCACTTAGAGTTCTCGGACATTATGATCCCTAACGATGCTGATTACGATCTACTAATTTTGAGCGGCGATATTATGGTTGCCCAAGATCTCCACGACCATCAGGACGAAAATGTTAGAACTGCGGCCATGCTTGAAATGTTAGGCAGCAGACAGCTTAAGGCTCAGCGATTCCGTGATTTCTTAAAGCGTTGTAGTTTTCAATTTCCGCATGTGATTTATGTTGCAGGTAATCACGAGTTCTACCACGGTAAATTCTTTGCCAGCATTGATCATCTGCGTGAAGAATGTGCCAAGTATCCCAATATCTATTTCTTGGAAAATGACACCAAGGTAATCAACGACATTGTGTTTATGGGTGCAACACTTTGGACTGACTGCAACAAGCATGACCCATTTACACTTCATGCGCTTGCGGACATGATGAACGATTTTAGAATTATTCGACATGATCAATCCGGCTACCGAGCTCTCAAGCCTGCTGACATTGCAGATCGTCATCGCAAAACACTGCAATATTTTAAGACTGTAATGGACGGCTATCCTCAAGAGCAAAAGTTTGTTGTGGTAGGACATCACACTCCTAGCCATATGAGTTGTCATCCGCAGTATGCACATGACTACATCATGAACGGTGGCTATCACAGCGACCTAAGTGATTTTATTCTTGATCATCCACAGATTAAACTTTGGACTCACGGACATACTCATCATCCGTTTGATTATGTGTTAGGCAGTACTCGTGTAGTTTGTAATCCTAGGGGGTACGAAAGCGATGGCTATACTGAAGATACTGGCTGGAATCCCAACATTGTATTGGAAGTTTAATGTACGCCTATTCAGAAGAATGGAAGAAGTTTAAGCCACCTGATGATGTTCTGGAACAATGTCATCAGGTGCTTATCACAGACGTTGATTGCGAGCAAGCAGGAGAGCCTTTCTGGAAAATCAAAAAATGGTGTCTAGCACATTGTAAAAGTTATGTTTGGTTTGACGTCACTGATGTCAGCGATGTAGGTTATCAGTGGGATGAAATTGCTGCCTACTGGTTCCATGACGAAAAGGATGCAGTAATGTTTACACTAAAATACAAGAGCGGAAAATGAACACTAGACTTAAAGAACTTAAACAATGTGCAGGTATAGATTTTAATCCTGATCAAGAAGGGTTAGATCTGTTTGCGCAACTGATCATAGAACGGTGTGTAGAATCCTTTCACCAGACTCGAATGGCTGAAACTACACTGGAACAACATTTTAGACGTGCAATAGGATTAGAAGAATGAGTGGTACACCTGCAGACAAAAGCCCGGGCATAACAGGCTTTATTGAAATCTTTGAAGGCCGTCTTCAGAAAATGAAGCTACACCTTAAAGAAGAATTGGGCAAGGCCAAACACGATAGGGATCGTAAGAGTATACGCAGGATTATTGCTGATTCTCGTAAACTAAACAAGACACTAAAAGAAATGCGTAATGCTACAACCAAACTATGTCCACATTGCGGAGAGAAACTATGACACACGAACAACTGATTAAAACTCTCAGGGGTATTCAATTTATTGTTATCAATACCTGCTATGGTGGATTTGGACTCAGCGGCCGTGCTGAAAAAGAATACAAACAGATGGCAGGTATAACTGATCCAAAATGGTACGGACGAGAGATTCCTAGAGACGATCCTTATCTTGTAAAGATTGTGAGAGACCTAGGCATGGCAGCAAACGGAGACCACGCCAATCTAAAAATTGTTGAGGTACCTGGTGATGTTGAATGGGAAATTGCGGAATATGACGGCAACGAATGGGTGGCTGAAAAACACAGGACCTGGTCGTGAAAGTCAGTGTGCATCATTGGAGGTTTGAAGATGGTAAAACTTCCCCTAATGCCGGGCATCCTATTAAAGAATTGATTTTAGATCCTCCTCCTCGCGGTTGGTACTGTTGGGTATATCCCGAGGATGATCGAGCATTTGAAGAATGGATGAAGAGAGTCTGTCCGACTGCGGATATGTGTCATCGTTTTAACAGCGGCGATCCTATGTGGACCATCTACATTAAAGAAGACGTTGAGGCAACTGTATTCCAGTTGATGTGGATGTGATTTCAAAAGAACGCTACAAGGAATTTGAACAGCATTGGATTATGGAATTCATGCGTAATCCTCACTATCGACTTGGGCAGGCGTTCTTGAATTATTTTCCAGAGATTGGTAAAATCTATCTCAATGATGGAGATCGCGGGCACAACGAAGAATACCGTCTTTGGAATACTCGAGACCTAAAAGAAGCTAACACCATTATACAAAAGTGGTTAAATGAGTAAGCCAATTGTGATGACTCCTGGTCAATGGACCAGTGTGCTCGAGCGTATTAAACAACGTGAAAAGCCCTCTGTGTATCTTTCACGAACAAAGATGAAAGATGTCTTAGGTTTCACACTACGTGATCATAGAGAATACGTAAAGGATACGGAATATGTTAGACCTCCAGAGGGCGGTGAATGGTGGCCGGTAGTAGAGTTAGGATGGTATGAAGGCAAAAAATCACAGCATACTGTTCGATTGGATTTTTATGATGATCAAAAACGCACAATGTTCCTGTTAAAATATGGTAATGGCCAAGACTAGAGTAGGTACAATTAATGAAGTTCTCAGCACTAGGGCTAGAGCTGTGTTTCCCTATAGAGTAAACTTCAATCAGATAACTGTTGCCCAGGTTGAAGAAATGGCTGTGTGGTGTATAAACAACTGTAAAGAACTATGGCGTGAAGAGCACTATCATGCCTTGTACTTTCAGTTTACAGATGAACGTGATGCCATGATGTTCATGCTGAAATTTGGGGGCAGAGGCAATGTCTAAAATGAAATTCAAATGGGAAACTGATCAGTGGGGGCATGAATACATTTTTCTTGGCGACCGACCCACTAAGACTATATATCAGTATATGATAATAGATGATCGTGTAGAAGAAACCAAAGAAATCATAGTATATACATTTACAATGGGAGATGTAGAAGACCCAGACCTATATGCTGCCCAACCGCTTTGGGACTGGCAACAGAGCGAACAAGGCAAATGGATAATGGAACATGCAGTCGAAACTCCTGTATGGCATAGAATGGTAGATCACTTTGATCGTGGTTACAAGTATCAAGTCCGTGCCAAATTACAGGGTGCCAGGCTAACAGAATGGTTGTTGAGACACGGTAAATGATAGATCCGGATCCAACTCCAACTATTATGAGGGCTCAACGGGCAGAAGAACATCTCAAAGTAGACGATAAGCTAATGACACTATTAGGTACCTATCATGCTATAGTGTTACGAGATGATGACTTTGCAGAAAAACTCACATGGTGTTTAGAGAATTGTCAAAACAAATTCCGTGATCTTGCACACCCAACCGGTCGTGCTTGGTATTTTCAAAATGAACAGGATGCAACTATGTTTGCAATGAAATGGGCATGACACTAGAAGAAGAAATTGCCAATAAGGCCGCTAGTGAAATGGCTAGAGAAATAGATCGAGAGGTACTTTGGGGTCTGTTTGAAGGCATTGGTTGGACTCGATTTAAAATCAGTCGACTAACGGACAACAATCATGCCATAGATATCACCAATTGGTTATCGGATAATTGTAAGGGCCAGTTTGAACGAAACGGTGCAGAATTTCTTTTTGAAGATTCCAAAGATGCTGTACTCTTTATGTTGCGTTGGGGTTGACTTGTGAGCAGTATGGTGTTATAATATACATATCGTTAATTACTAGGAGTTGGCATGTTATATCAATTGGTACTAATTACTAATCTGGGTGCTATTACACCGTTGGTGTCTTACAACGATCTCACTGCTTGCCTGCAACAACGTGCGATGATGTCAAAATCAGCACAGTACTCAGCAGAGTGTTTGCCCACTCAGAGTCCCGAAGAACTTAAAAAACAGATACAATCGCAATTTAAAATGATGAACGAACTTCTGCAAGAACTACAGAGAACACAAAAATGAAAATAGGTTTCAGTTTTGGACGATGTATTCGAGACATTGTCAATGGTGAAGTGAGTTATGACGATGTTGCTTGGATCATTTCGGGTACTGCACTTCGCGATATAGAAACCGTTAAATTCTGCATTCAAGATTATATGTATCGTCATGATTATCTAGAAGGACTAGACGAAGAGCAGTGTATGGAAGTAGGCATGCGATTGTACAACGAAGGCAAGGTGTTTCAACCTCGTCTACAAGATATTCGTGCTTTTCGTATTCCCGAAGGCGCAATTTGGGCCGACCTATTCCCTACTAACATGGCCAATAACCATGCAGCCAAAACAGCATGGGAAGCCTACAGATTCATGCTACATATGACTGTACAAGTTCCAGAGGATGTAAAAGAAAATTGGAAAGGATAAAACATGACAATAATCAAAGAAGGCAGTAAATGGGATGGCGGCAACGGTAAGATTTTTAGGGTAATACAGATTGTGGAAGTAGAAAATCATACTTGGATTCACTACATCAATGATCATTTGCCAGAAAGCAAAAATAGAGAATACAGTTGTTATCGAGAAAGTTTTTTATCTAGATTTAGACCACTACCAGAATGATACACATAAATTTTAGTATAGATAATCCGTGGCGTCGATCAAGATTTTACTATCTTAGCAACATCAACGGACAGCTTACTGAAAATAAATGCTGGGAGATAGAACAGTATCTATCAGGCGGTCTAGTTGAGTTTGAATTTAACTTTACTGTTAGACAAGACCATGCAGGATTTGAATTATCTTTGGGCCTGCTAGGCTATAACATTCATTTTAATTTTTACGATCGACGACATTGGGACAACGAAACAAACACTTGGAAAACATATGAAAATTAAATTTGATAAAAACACAATGCCAGATGAACTCTACAATTCACTCCTACAACATTTTGTAAATGAAGCTGTAGGACTCGGAGTCAATGTAAACAAGTTTACAGAATTTAACAATTGGGTCGTTGAGTGTGAAGTAGACGCAAAAGAGGCGGTACATTAATTATGAAAACATTTGATACATTTGAACAAGTAGCGGACATGGGTGCCTGTGTTAAGCGTCCTATTGTTGTTCATGCTAAAAAAATTGATGAGGAATTTCGTGTTAACACACTGGAAGGCAATTACAAACAGGGCAAGCCCGGTGACTACCTAATGCGTGGCATTGATGGCGAGTTGTATATTTGTGATGGCCCTATTTTTGAACGCTCATACGATTTCGTCTAATACAGTATGACTAAAAAGATCTATTATGAAAAACTTGGAAGACGTTATGTCCCTGTGGCAGAGTATGATAATGACCTGTTGGATAGCTTTACAAAAGGTACTCACTTGGTTATGTCTTACCCCGGAGGGCAGTCTCGCTGTTTTAATATTGATCCTAACTATGCTGCCATGATTGCGGCAGGCCGTGTGGCTGAAGATGCCATCTGTCGAGCCATATCCAAAGCCAGCGAAATGAAGCCACAGAGAACTCCTATTACTCCCGGACAAAAGAAAGCCTGGGAGAAGCTAGCCAAAGAGTTTGGAGATGAATTATGTCCGTTGACCTATGGTAGTTACAGAGATCATGCGGAAGCTGGTGTTAAGGCCATGCAAGAGGAAGCAGACAAACTGATGCAACACGAAAGTGTACGCAAAGCCTACGATCACTTTCAATTGATGTGCGAACTTACCAAGGAAAAAAATGAATGATCCTATAAAAGAACGAATGATAGAACTAATGGAACCCATTGATCGTCAGATCATGATGTGTGACGACAGACATGATCAGCTCATGTTGGCCTGCGCCATGCTGACCACAGTAAAAGATCTGTTTGATCTGCATATTGGCGAAGATGGCCGTAAGCAGATGTTTAAGGATTTTGTATAATGTATAAAACTATGTATAAAGAAGTCGAAGTAGATGTTGATTTAAGTGACTTTGACACCGATGATCTAATTGAAGAATTGGAGTCACGTGGCTCAGGTGTTATGAACTACGGTGATGGGACAGATGTACTACGAGCGATCTATGAAAAACGTAGACTAGGACAAGATTATCAAACAGAATTAGATCAACTTATTTGGTTAGGATTGGGCAAAGTTGTATGACTGAAATACAGCTGATTATACTGCTTTTGGCTCTCTTTGGCATTAAACATTTTATATGTGATTTTCTACTGCAATTTCCCTATATGCTAGAACAAAAGGGCATCTACGGTGCAGAGGGTGGGGTACATCACGCCACTATGCACGGAGTTTGGACTTGGGTTATTTTGTTGCCATTTTTAGGCACAATGGCAGTTTTTGCCGCACTATTTGACATGGTAGCACACTATCATATCGATTGGGCAAAACAACAGTTGAATCAAGGGCTGACTCCTGCAGATCGCACATTTTGGGTTTGGTTTGGGCTAGATCAAGCTCTCCATTATTTGACCTATATCGTTATTATTGGCTGGGCTGTAGGTGTATTCTCTATTAACTGATAGTATAATTACTAGATATGATAAGTAATAGTACGCAAGGGGCAGCAGTGAAAAAAATAGACGAATTTAACGCCAGCGATCGTATTGGCATAAAATTACTGGAAAATTCGGTTCATTTTCTAACCGGCGAAATTACCGAAGAAAACGTCAACGAATGCATCAAATGGTTGGTCTACGAAAATCTAGAAGCTAAAGAAAAAGTTCTTACTCTGTATGTTAATTCATCGGGCGGAGATCTTTACCAGGCATTTGCTCTCATTGACATCATGCGAAACAGCAAACACATTGTTCGCACTGTGGGTATAGGCAGTGTTATGAGTGCTGCATTTTTGATTTTTACCAGTGGCGATCATGGAGAAAGACACATTGCAGCCAACACAGGTATTATGTGTCATCAATTCTCCGGCGGAACTGACGCCAAGTTTCACGACCTAAAAGCAGAAATGAAAGAGAATGAGATGTTAAACAAGAAGATGGTTGACATACTTAAGAACGCAACCGGATTAGCCCCATCAAGAATTAAAACAAAACTGTTGCCAGCCAGTGATGTTTATCTAACAGCACAAGAAGCCATCGAACTCGGCATTGCCGATCATTTAATATAAAAGGTCAAATATGGAAGTCGTAAGCATTAACAGCAGACGCAAAGAACAGATTCAAGAAGAAGAGCAAAAAAAAGCCATGCTGGAGGTGGTTGACTTTATCAGGCAGTCAATTGACCAAGGTGTCATAAAAGAATTCGTTGCCTGCTCAATTGACAATAGTGGAGAGTGCCAGATACATGTGGCTGCAATGGACCTGCCCGGCAGCGTGGGTCTTTTTGAAATTGGCAAACACATTCTAATCAGCGGCGAATCAACATTTGATTAAATGTGGCAAAAAAGCCACATAATGTGACCGTATTTCTATTGACACATAAATAAAAAGACAATATAATACATACAGTTGGTTAGGAAGGCGTCAAAATTTATTTTGCCTAAAATGCAAATAAAGGTTGACACAGAGACTAAATAACTGTATAATTAAAACATAGACAGCAAGGTGTTGTCTATAAAAGGAAAAGAAAGGAAAAGAAAGCAAATGAAACTCAGATCATCTTTTAGTCATTTTAATTCGATACCTAAGCAGGTAGGCGTGATGGCCTCTTGCTGGTTAGCGATTAATAGTCTATCATATGATCGTACACCAGAGCTAGAGCCGGGGTCCGTGGAGATGTTAGTGTAAACTCAAAATACACTTAAACTTCAAAGGACCCTAGGATTAAAACCCTGGGGTTTTTTGTTTTCCGCAAGGAAAAATGGAATTAGAGATAGATAAAAACTACGAAGTTGAACATAGCGAGAATTTTGTGCTAACGGCAGAACAGACAAGGAAACTTATCTGGCAAAAGTTTGCAAGAAATAACATGCTAGATCAACTAGAAGAGCGAGAAAGGCAGTTTCAAAAACTTGCTGAATAACGCAAAAGTGCAATAGATTACGGGAACGAGGCCCGGGCAGCGCACTCAAAACATGCTGCGAACGGGCGGACTAGTGGATGGCTTATCCTTGTGTGGATAAAAAAATACTAGTTATATTAAAGCGTACTCCAAAACTAGAATGTTTAGGGGACAAGGCCACGAGCCGAGTACGTTTTAATATACACTCTTCATTCACCTTTGAACGGTGTCTAAAAGCATAGCGGAGAGTGTAAACAATTTTGGACGAGTGCGCTGAATTGGTTGAAGGCAACGGACTGTAAATCCGCCACATAAGAAACATTGTAGGTTCGACTCCTACCTCGTCCACCAAACGAATGGTTGACTTTTTTTTGGATTGGTGTTATACTATTAATACTGTGAACTTAAAAGGAAATCAAATGCAATCGTATCGTGTTTATGTTGAAGTGGGTTCGTATGCAGGTGAAGGTACCAGCGGTGCTTTTCAAACTGAGAGCCTTCGACAATTTGAAACTGTAGTAAATGCCCAGACATCCGGAGATGCTGTGCGTATAGCAGAAGCCCAATATGGTGGCCAAGAACGGTGCCGTGTCACGTTCCGCGGCGTTGCTTAACAATTTTAGGTCTGTTCGTATAGAGGTTATTACTGCGGATTGTCTATCCGCTTACGGGGGTTCGATTCCCCCACAGACCGCCAAGTTTATTCCTCGGTAGCACAGTTGGTAGTTGCGCGGCACTGTTAATGCCGATGTCGGAAGTTCGAGCCTTCCCCGGGGAGCCAATAATGTATCCTTAGCTCAATTGGCAGAGCGCTGGTCTCCAAAACCAGAGGTTCGCGGTTCGAGGCCGTGAGGGTACGCCAAGTTTTATGGACCGTTCGTCTATCGGTTAGGACACTAGGTTTTCATCCTGGTAAGAGGGGTTCGACTCCCCTACGGTCTTCCAAATTTATGTGGCGGTGGCAGAGAGGCCCATTGCAACGGATTGCAAATCCGTAAAATCGTGAGTTCAAATCTCACCCGCCACTCCAAACATGGCTCCACTCGTTCGACATAGTCGATGCTGTGGAGTTTTTCTTTTGCCCCGGTAGACAAATTGGCAAAGTCGTCTCTCTCAAAAAGAGAAATTTAAATGCGGGTTCAACTCCCGCCCGGGGTACCAATCATGGAAGTATGGCTGAGCATGGCTTAAGGCAGCAGTCTTGAAAACTGAAGGCTCGAAAGGGTCCGTGGGTTCGAATCCTACTACTTCCGCCAACTATGGACGAATCATTTGAGCAGTGTTAGATGCACACGGGTTACCTTTCCTAACCGCCAAGTGGCGTACCCCTGCCGAATGACCTGGGCGTGGCAGTGATAATGATTCGTCCGCCTAATACAGCCTATTAGCTCAGTGGTAGAGCACCGTCTTGATAAGGCGGGGGTCCTTGGATCGTTCCCAAGATAGGCTACCAATTTTTTAAAAGGAGATCTGTCATGACTAGTGACAAGAGTGATAAGATAACGGGGGTGAAACTTTAAGGTGAAGTAACTGGCTTTTAACCAGTAAAACTCGGATCGTTCCCGAGCACCCCTACCATATAAAAACACATTAGGCCTGGTCATAGACCATCGCGGGTATAGTGCCTTCCGTGCCGCGGACTTGAGTGTGTTTTTATATGGTAATATAGCATAGTGGCTAATGCAGTTGCTTCATACGCAGCCTATCGTTGGTTCGAGTCCAACTATTACCACCAAGTTGTTGGGGGTTAGTTAAATGGTATAACCGCGGATTTTGATTCCGCTATTAAAGGTTCGATTCCTTTACCCTCTGCCAAAAAATAACGGTCCTTAGTTCAATGGATAGAATGCTTGGCTTCGAACCAAGCGGTGTGGGTTCGATTCCTGCAGGACCGGCCAACTAGATAATAGTAGATAGTTCAGCAGGAGTTAACTTAGGTGGCTCTGGAAAAGGACGTGGATCAGAAAACCCAACTGTTGTTGGTCCGTTGTTTACCGTTTCTCTTACTCGAGAGTCATTGGGTTGGCCAACAGATAGAAACACAATGGGCCATTCATTTTCTGCAAGACCTAAAATCTTGTGAGCTTGGTCTTCGAAAAAGCATGATGTAAAGGCAGTACGATATCCTAGAGATTCTGCTTGTATCATAGAAAAACTAGCAGCAATCATTGTATCTTTTTCAGAACGTGTTCGAACAGTATATTGTGTTTTAGGATCAGCAGATCTAGAAGATACATTTATTCCTTGTTCACGTACTGTAGTACCATTAGAAACAAGACCTAGGTCAAAGTTGTCTAAGATAGGAACTCCTATCCATGCTAACAGTAAAGGTGATTGGGCTGTTAGTAAATGTTTACGAATTGGCATGTTAATGAAACTGTCTAAGAACAGTTTATTTTTTAATTCAAGAGCTTTGTGGCTTTGAGTTAATGCAATAACACGCCAAGGATATGCACGTTGCTTACTAGGGGCTGAACAACCAGCTGTTAGTATTGAGTCAATATGCTCTTGAGGTATAGCGTCATTAGTAAATGCTCGCTGTGTTCGTCGATTTAAAAAGATGTCTAACATCAAGTATTTATTTTATCGCTGTAGTGAAAAGATATCACAAGACCCTGCGAAGGTCTAAGTCCACGTTCAACTCGTGGCAGCGATACCAAAATTAGTAAAATTCTATTACGTAAGATCCAAGCAAAGTGCAAGGATTGGCCATAACAAGGAGATATAAAATGAAACCTATTACTTTTAAAAATCGTTTAAACAACGAACGAGTAGTCTGTGAAGATTCTCGTCAAACTCAGAATATAGATGGCGTTGAGTATCTCTTGGTTCATCGCCCTGACAATCAACGACAGTTCCTTATGCGTAAGGATGTGTTAGAAAAAGTTAATGGTGTTGGTAGTGTAGTGGCTGCACGGCTGTCTGTGAAACAGTAAGAGAGAGTTCGATTCTCCCCTTCACCCCAATGCCGCTTTAGCTGATGTGGTCATAGCACCGGTTTGAAGAACCGAGGAACTAGGTTCGATCCCTAGAGGCGGCACCAAGATATGTGAGCGTGGTGGAATGGTATACACAGCAGACTTAAAATCTGCCGCCTTCGGGATTGAGGGTTCAAGTCCCTCCGCTCATACCAAATAAATGCCAGCGAGACTTGGTAGTCAGAGAGGTTTTATAAACCTTTTAGCGCCAGATTAGCGTTCTTGAGAGGGTTCGATTCCCTCCGCTGGTACCAAATTATTTTATAAGTTTTTTCATAAAGTTGTTGACACACAGGTGATTAGACTATATAATGTATATTATTAGTTAGAAATTTGCGCAAGTGGTGGAATGGTATACACGCTGGTCTTAGAAGCCAGTGCCGAAAGGATTGAGAGTTCGAGTCTCTCCTTGCGCACCATAGTTTAGGGTTCTTAGCTCAGTTGGTAGAGCGTCTGCCTTACACGCAGAATGTCGTCAGTTCGACCCTGGCAGAACCCACCAAGCAACACGGAGCATTGGCCGACCGGTTAAGGCAACAGATTGCTAATCTGTCATTCAGTAATGGGTGAGTAGGTTCGATTCCTACATGCTCCGCCATAACGTTCCGAGTGTCTTCGGATAGTGTGACCCACACGATGAGAAGTAGTGTGACAACTACGGGTGGTAGTCTTTAAACCCAAAGGCCGCTAGCAATGCGAGAACGGTCCCTGTCGGGAAGCGGGTGGAAGGTACGAGTGAGGGGTATGATAGCGTCATATCTTTCTGTACTATAATTACCGCCGGGGGATGCAGAGCAACCAGATTTTAATAAAGGAAATACAATGAAACCAGGTCCAAATTATAGAATGAGTGCTTTGACTAAAGCAAGTCTAGCAATGAGTAGAGTTCTAGATCCGCACAAACGAGGTGAATGGAAACGTGCTATGATTGATGCTGAACTATGTGCTGCCGTGGTGCCAAAACGTGAACCACGCAAACAGGGAGGTGGTAATTTTACCACTCATGCATCCGGAACAGTATCCAGTGGAGGCTAACATGCAAGTTCGAGTTAAAGAAAATGCAGATCAGGTTGGTAAGTGTGGTTGCGGTCGTTCGCCTACTGGTAAGTGCATCGGTTGGCACGGACTAACCGAACAAGCATTTAAAGAAAAACTTCAAGAGTATAAACTCAACGAAGGTAAGTAAAATATTGGGCTGTTGGTATAGATGGGAACACAGTAGCTTTGCAAGCTTCAATCCCCGGTTCGATCCCGGGACGGTCCACCAAGTTTTAAGTAAGTATTGCCCCTTTAGTATAATGGTATTACACCTGTTTTGTAATCAGGTTACGGCAGTTCGATTCTGTCAAGGGGCACCATTTTTTAGGTACATATGAAATTTGCATATTTTAATCCAACTGTGATGGCTGTGGCCGATGTGCCGGCGGATGTATTCACCAATTTGAAAAGTCTAGTAGATACTGCACATACCAAGACAGAACTCAATGATGAGGGTAATCCTGCTATTAGCATACGTGGCGGACAGCAGATTCAACTCTTGCCAAATCAATTCAATCTAGACACAGGGCATATCAAACGCTATGTAGAAGCGCAGTGCCAGGAATACATGGATGCGCAGATCAAACAAAGCGGTCGCAACGATCTGTCAGCATTTCAACCCATGTTGGTTTCAGCATGGACTATACGTCAGACTGCAGGCGACTATCAGGCCATGCACAATCATGAAGCACATATCAGCGGCAACATCTACATTGATGTTCCTGATCTTGATCTCACAGACAACATATCGGATGCTGTGATTGAGTTTAGATTGCCGGTGGTAAGAAACCCTGCACATTTTGTTTTTGTAGATCAATGGCGGTTTACCCCAAATCCCATGAAGATGATCATATTTCCCAGCTATATTCCACACACTGTGTATCCGTGGAAAGGCAAGGGCCACAGAACAATTTTGGCTTGGGATGTGAAATTAGTGGCAAAAAAGACTTGACATTTAGTCTAAAGAGTGCTATAATAGTTTTGTTGTGTAGCAATACATGACCGGTAAAGCGAAGGGTAGATGAGAATAGACACAAAGGTGTGAGCTTCATGCTTACTCCAAACTTACAACCATCTGAACAATGGCCGTGTTTATGTGATCCGATCCCTAATAGAATGTCATTTGTTAATCGGAAATATATGGACCTCTGTGTATTGTATTTTGCACATTGTCAACGAAGACTACAACTCTTCATTGTATATTGTCCGGTCTATTACTTGACCTTTCGTTGACCCGTTATTTTTAACCTAAAGGAATATATGAACAAACAACTTTCATCAGAAGACGCAGTGGCAGCATACGGCGATAGATTTGAAATGGTATTGGCTGCAAGTCAACGAGCTCGAGAGTTGAAAAACGGTCATGCTCCTAGAGTTGATAAAGGTAGTCATGGATTTATTGTTACTGCTCTAAACGAAATCGAACAGGGCAAGTATACTAGACTTGATTTTTTAAAAACTGTTAAAACAAAGAAGAAAGGACAACGTGATGAACATTTCCCTACGTAAGGCAAACGCAGTTCAGAATTCGATCAATGAAGCAATCAAGGGTATTAAGATTGATACCAGCATTGAGATCAACGAGTTCCAGAACGCACAAGATGAGATTCAAAAGGCCAATAACCTTTTGATCACAAATGATGGTCGCCGACAAAAGCTGTTGTTGGCCTTGTACAACATTCGCGGACTGGTTGGTACAGCCAACGCAAATTGCGGAATTGACCTGTCATTGGCCAAGGCTGCGTTCATTGACAAGCGTGTCACACAGTTGACTGAAATAGCCACATTGAATCCAGTGAGTGACTTGGCTGTGGTCAACGGCAAGTTGGACAAGATCCGCAGCCGCAAAGAAGAAAGCCGTGCAAGTTTGTACGGCCGTGACGACACGGTATCTACCAGTGTTGTTGGACGAGATCAAATTGATCAAGCCAAGGCAGAGATCCAAAATCTCAAGAAGCAGAAACAAAAACTCAATGATGAAGTTCTTGAGTTAAATATCAAAACTGAAATTCCACTCAGTGATGATGTTGTAGCAACACTGCAAGCTGAAGGCTTGATCTAACAGACCCCGGGCGCCCTTGCCCGTTATACAAAGGGGGTGGGGCAGTCACCATAAAGAGTGCTAGGTTTGTAGTGCAAAGGCCTTCCGATCCTGTGTAGGGAATCCGGAGACGCATTAGGTGAGGTTTAACACCTTCCCATAAGAATAAATGTTATGGACAGAGTAACCGCTCAGTCTAGGGCTCCTGTGGTGGGAGTAGCTAGGCACTAATTATCGCGGGATGGAGAAGGTGGTATCTCGGAAGTCTCATAAGCTTCAGATCGTCGGTTCGACTCCGACTCCCGCAACCAATTTGAGGACATGATGTTTTTATTTCGAAGAAAAAAGATAATTGTAGATTGTTTTATAGATAATCCAGTTGTGCAGAATCTGTTCAAAATTGATCATGCTCATAAATTTGTTCCCGCAGAGTGGAAACAATTGCCACCTATGGTTGATGTAAAATCACTGCAGGATCCTAGAAGCAAGGAATTAATTCCAATACCAACAGCCAAGAGATGTGTTGGTATGGTCAATTTGTTTACCTCTGGATTTATACTACCTAGTTGGACAGATTTTAAAATTGAAATGATGAAGGACGGATTATTTTTTAAACATGATCCTATGGGCGGCCTAGATGCCAATCCCCATCCTCCCTTTATGTATTGGGAAGAATTGTACAAGGGATACCAGCATGTGAAAATTTCTAGTCCTTGGTTAATCAAAGAAAAAACTGGTGTTAAATTTGCCTGGAATCAATGTACCTATCACAATACAGATAGACATGCTAACTACCATGCGTTATCGGGAATATTAGATTTTAAAGCACAGCATAATACACATGTGAATATTTTTGTGAAAAAGGGAACTACACTAACGGTTAATGCAGGTGATCCGTTGGTACAGCTTATCCCGTTAACTGAACGTGAAGTAGAATTAAAACATCATGAAGTTGATGCTAACGAGTACGAAAAGATTTCAAAAGAGTTTACTCAAAAATCTATGTGGGGAGGGCAACATAGATCATTATTAACTTCAATGCCCGCATCAAAATGTCCGTTTGGATTCAAATGAAATTATACGAAGCAACAATTAGAGTAGACGGCAAAGAATTTAAGGATCGTGTGGGTGCTAATTCGGCAGAGGAAGCACGTATGTTATTACAACAGAGACACGGTCCCAGAGCAGTACCATATGTTCCTCATATGATACCAAGTTAATTTCGGAGTGTGGCGCAGTCTGGTAGCGCACCTGGTTTGGGACCAGGGGGTCCAAGGTTCGAATCCTTGTACTCCGACCATTTTTTAAAAAGAGAAAACAATGACTAAAGACGAATACGAAGCAGCTACAGCCACAGCCATGGCAGAGTTCCTGGCCAAGGGTGGTGTGATACAACAGATCGAAAGAAATGTCAGCAGCAGAGAAGAAGGAGCCAGTTATTCATCATGGTCTAAGAAAAAACCTTCAACTTCACCTTTGGCCAATCCTCCAGAGGATCACGAAACTTGATTGTTAAATAATAGTATGCGGGGTTAGTTTAATGGTAAAACAGCAGATTTCCAATCTTCGGTCGAGAGTTCGATTCTCTCACTCCGCTCCAAGGATATAATGAAAGTAATAGATCAAAACGAAGTATTTCGCAAGTTTAATTTCAGTTCAGTAATTACACAATCTGACAATGAAGAAGCCATAGGCATTATAAAAGCAATCATTGCTGACGGGAATTACTTTACTAATAGTCCCAAATATCAAACTAAAGAAAATATATTTGCTAGACCCGAAGCTGTATGGTTAAAGTATCGTATGAGTTTTTTGTTCAGTGTATTCATGTACCTAGGACGTGAAGTAAAAGTTAATAACATGATGGCTTGGTCGTTTATGACCAATCTTGAGAGTGCCGAGGATCGTGAAAATCTGTGGCATCATCACTGGCATCCTACTCATGACACTGCCAAAATGTTGAGTGGTGTTTTGTATCTGCACATACCCGATGATGTTAAAGATTACGATTACTGTGGTACAGAAATGGCTCCTAACGGGCCAGCAGGTGACGGCAAGTTGTTTGTAAAACCTAGTGAATACGCATGGTTGATCTATCCCAGTGATCAGTGGCACAGGCCGGGTGTTGTACAAAGCAATCAGTATCGTTTTATATTGGCAGCAGATATAGAATATGTTTAATGCGGGATTAGTTTAATGGTCAAACGAAACCTTGCCAAGGTTTAGTCAGGAGTTCGATTCTCCTATCCCGCTCCAAATTTCCGGCCATAGTATAATGGATAATACAAAGAGCTTCTACCTCTTGAATGTGGGTTCGATTCCTGCTGGCCGGACCACGCTCTTGTAGTAAAATGGTATTACACAGTCTTGGTAAGACTGAATTCCAAGTTCAATTCTTGGCTAGAGCACCACTTGACAAATTGAAAGAAAG